ATGGGTCTTCCCTCTTCTATCCATGCACGTATGCGACTTCCCGCGATCGCCGCGCCTTTGTTCATCATTTCACGTCCTTCGCTCACCATCGCCCAATGTCGAGCGGGCGTGATCGGCGCGTTCCCTGCGCTCAACGCGCGCCCCGCCGAGGCTCTGACCGACTGGCTTTTCGAGATCGAGGAGGCGCTCGCGTCTCACGACGCGGCGCATCCCGATCGCCCATCCGCGCCGTTTGCCGTCAACCAGATCGTTCACAAATCCAACGCGCGCCTCGAAGCGGATCTGAAGGTTTGCGTCGATCACAAGGTTCCCGTCGTCATCACCTCGCTCGGGGCGGTCGAAGAGGTCAACCAAGCCGTTCATTCCTATGGCGGCCTCGTCCTTCACGATGTCATCCACGACCGCTTCGCGCGCAAGGCCATCGAGAAGGGCGCGGATGGATTGATCGCCGTGGCGGCCGGCGCAGGCGGGCACGCCGGTACGCTGTCGCCATTCGCCCTCTTGTCCGAAATCCGCCGCTGGTTCGACGGCCCGCTCTTCCTTTCGGGCGCCATCGCAAATGGCGCGGGCATTCTGGCGGCCGAAGCTATGGGGGCGGACGGGGCCTATATCGGCTCCGCCTTCATCGCCACGGACGAAGCCAACGCCGCGGAGGTCTACAAGCAGGCCATTGTCGATGGCCACGCGACCGACATTGTCTACAGCAATCTCTTCACCGGCGTTCACGGCAACTACCTGCGTGCCTCCATCCTCGCGGCCGGCCTCGACCCCGATCACCTTCCCCAATCCGATCCGTCCAAGATGGATTTTGCTGGCGACAAGGCTGCCAAGGCCTGGAAGGACATCTGGGGCGCCGGCCAAGGGATCGGCTCTATCGACTCCATCGTTCCCACTGCGAATCTCATCGAACGATTCGAACGGGAATACGCCGCCGCCCGCTCTCGGCTCGGGTCCATCTGATCGATACCGAAGGAACTCAGAGACTTACCGGCCGCCTTTCCCGAACGGCCCAAATTTCGATTTTCCCTCTTGCGGCCGTCCGATGAATTGGGTAGTTACTCGCTCACGGCCGGCGGGAACGCAAGGTCAAGCCGCTTTAGCTCAGTCGGTAGAGCACATCATTCGTAATGATGGGGTCAGGTGTTCGAGTCACCTAAGCGGCACCAGTCTTTTCAAGGCTTTACGCTCCTCACCGCAGAACATCATGAGAACAGGTGAGAGGGTGAGAAATCTCACTTAAGCCTCTCACCTTTGGGCTCTCACCTCCGGGTCAGCGAGCGCCTTTCAGTCCCAATCAGAGATCCGCGCGGGACACCGCGTTCACCGCCCCAACACTGACGGTCGGTGGCGTCGTCATGTGCTTGCGCGCGAAGACGAAGTCGAGGTCCATGCCGGCCCCATGCAGGCCGAAGGCCAGCGGGAGATCGTTGGTCAGCGGGTCATCGGTGTTGGCCGAGACCTTGCCGAGCGAGACGCTGGCGTCCGACAGAACTTCCCAGTCTTTCGAATCGGACCTGAGCGTCGCGCGATAGCGGTGATAGGTGCCCATCGTCGGGAGACTGCCCAGCACCACGTCTTCCGAGCCCCAAGGCCAGCCGCCAGATGGGGCATAGGCGTTCTGGTGGCGAACGTCCTTGCTGTTGGCCGAGACGAACAGGAAGTGCGCGGGCGCCGGATTGGACGGGAACGGACGATTGCCCGAGAGATGGATCGGCGCCACCTCCGCATAGCCCGAATCATGGAAGGCCAGGAGCTTGGCCCGCGCTTCCACCACGATATTGTCGCCCGGCTTATAGGCCGAGGTCATCATGAAGTAGTTGCCGGGATTGCTGCCCTGCGTTTCCTCGAAGCGCAGCGCGCCGTTCTCGATGTGCTGACGCGCCTGTCCCTGATAGTTCGGCGTCCACTTCGACGCATCCCAGACGGTGCCGAACTCGGCATAGCCGATGTTCTCGGTCCCGCCGAGGGCGTTGTAGAGAAGCCGCATCACGCCATCGCCGATGTCGTAGATGCAGGGGCGATAGAGCTTCACCGCGTCCCAGGCGCCGGCGATGCGATCGAACATCAGATCGCTCGCCTTCAGCGTCCAGGTCACGCCGTCCGTGCTGGTCGTGCGTCCCATGCGCGAGATGCCGTCCGCGTCGAACGCGTTATAGGCCATCTCGTAGGTGCCATCCGCGAGGATGCGGATCGACATGCCGCCGAGACCGCCGGCCATCCACGAGATCGAATCCTTGACGGCCGAGTGCATGACCAGCGGCTGGCTGCGGCGCGTGAACGGGCCGGCGAACGACTCGGCCGTGGCGAGCAGCATGTTCCGGGGCTCGTTGGCGACGGCCTCGTTGCCCGAATAGTAGAGCTTGACCTTGCCGTCCTTCGGGTCGCGGAACCAGCACGGGCAGTCGATGCGCGAGCCTTCAGCCTCGGAACCGTCCGGCGCGAGCAGGACACCCACCTTCGTCCAGGGACCGAGAGGCTTGTCGGCGTCGGCCGTGGCGTAGAGGATTTTCCAGTTCGCCCCGTTCGTCCGCCCGGCATAGGCCATATGCAGCTTGCCGCCCTCTTCGAAGACGGACGGCTTGATGGCGAAGTGCATGTCATCGGGGCCACCGGCGGCGAGGATCGGGTCCGCCGACTTGTCCAGCCAGGTCCGGCCGTCCCAGGACGCGGCGTCCTTGTCGGCTTCCATGTAGCCGATCCCACCGCCATTGCCGTTGGCGCCGAAGTAGAAGGCGCCCCAGCGCGGACGCGACGCACTCGGCTTGATCACCATGGGGTCGCCTGCGATGTCGGCGCGCCAGGTCGTCGGCACGGCCTTCACGATCGGGTTCACCACGACCTCGCGCATCCAGCCCGGCGTTCCCTTGAAGTCGTCGCCGAACTCCATGGTCGCGTCGATGCGGGACTTCGACACCGCGTCGGTCTTCCCCGAGTAGAGATAGACGGTTTTGGTCGCGCCCGCCGCAAGGTTCGCCTTGACCCAGACACGGGCGGTCTTGGCCGAGGCGTCGAACGTCTCGATCCAGTAGGGCAGCGCCGTCGCCCGGTCGCTGTCGAGGAAGCGCAGCCCGTTGCCGGCGGCATCGACGCCGACGAAGTCGAAGTTGCTGGCATCGAGCAGGACCAGGCTCTGGTAGCCCGTCGCCGCCGCGCCCGCCGTGTTGGCGATGGTGACGGCGCGTTCCTGCGTCCAGTTGGTGGAAACGGGAATGCTCCCCCCTGCCGCACTGTTCTGTCGCACCTGCACGATGCCCGTTGCCGCGTTCGCGGCCTTCACGACCGAGGAGACAATCATCTTCATGGCCGTTGGCGTATCGCGAACCGCACACACACAGTCGATCACATCGCCGACATCGAGGTCGGCATACTGGAGTGCGCCGCTGAAATAGCCATCGGCCGTGATCTCGGCCGCGCTGTCGCCGGTGGAATAGACATAGAAGTTGGTCCGCTCGCGGTTGCCGCGATCGCTTGTCGCGACGCGCGACAACGCATTCAGCTTGAACGCCATGGGTGGTCTACCTTGTTGGGAGTTGGGGAGCTTCGCGGACCGACAGGCGACCCGGAACTGTGGCCGGGTCAGTTGGCCGGCGTGCGGGGCGATGGCAGGCGGCGGCTGTCCATGCGCTCCAGGATTTCGCGCATGACGCGGATGTCGGAGGTCAGGCTGTTCACCGTGCCTTCGAGCTTGCCGATCGCCTCCTTGGTCGAGGAAATGCTTTCGTCGGCGCGAGCGACGCGGAACGTCAGCTCGTCCACGCGACGCAGTTGGGCGTCGATCCCGGCAAAGCGCTGTTCGTTTCGACCGGCGAGTTCCGCCAGCTCGTTCGACCGCTCCTTGTGGTACGCCTCGTGCGTGGCCTTGAACTCTTCCAGCCGTTCGATCTTGTAGCCCGTGGTGAAGAAGGTCGAGGCGGCGGCGAACGCCACCGCCCCGACCGCGATCACCGTCTGCACATTCCAGTTCTGTGTGAGCCAGCTCACGACGCCGGTTCTCCTGCCTGCCTGTTTGTTGAGGGGTTCGGCGTCGCAGAGGGCCATCGCGTCACCTCATGCCGCAGCCTGGTCGAGATCGAGCACGGCCGCGACGGTCGAGCGGCGATGCTGGGCATAGACGCCCCAAGCCATGCCGCCGATCGCCACGGCCGAGCCGGCGAGTGTCAGGGCGAAGAGGACATGATCGACCAGGCCGGACAGGCCGGCAAAGGGAAGAACCTGCTGGCGGGCGGCTTCGATCGCGACCGCGATGCCACCGCCGGCGGCGCCGATCGTCGGCGTTGCGATCGGCGCGGGCGGGAGCGCCGCGTCGGCGACGACCGCCTTCACTTCCATGCCGGGCTCGTAAGAGAGGTTCGCGTCGGCCGGAACCGAGCCGTCCGCCCAATCCTGCCCGGCGTCGCCGACCTGATCGACACGAGCGCGCCAGCCTCTGCCGAACGTGGCATAGGTCTTGAGCGCCTTCAGGAAGGCCAGGCGCAGGTCACAGATGCGAGCGATCAACGCGTCCACGTCGGTGACGCGATCGACGGCCGCCAGTGTCCCGTTGCCGGGGATGCCGTCGATCTTGCCAGCATAAAGGCCGAGGGCCTGAAGCGCGCGCTGGAGCCACTTCACCGACTGCGCGGGGCCGGAATGAACGGCGCCGTCGAACACCACATAGTCGAGCCCGATCGGGAGCTGATCGAAGCGAACGGCGCGGCCGTACTGGTCGGCGTAGATCGTCTCCAGCTCGGCGGTGCTGATCGCCCGGACGGAGACCTTCGGCAGTCCGGAGCGTGCGCGAAAGGCGTCATAGACGCGCTGCGTCACGCCCTTCATCGTCGCCCCGCCGGGGTCTTTGGGATGGTTGGCATAGCCGCCCTCGTGCACGAGGATGCGGGCGAGAGCGGGGCTGTAATTGGCTGCGACCATGGCGACGGCTCCAGTGCGGGAGCCGTCAGAGTAAGGGGGCCGTCAGCCCCTCAAGTGCGCCGTCAGCCGATCTTGCGAACGTGCAGCAGGTTGCGGGAACCGGATTCGGTCGAGGTCGCGACATTGCCGGGGTTGACGGTGAACTGCATCGTGTCGCCGGCATTCATCCACCGCACCAACGAAAGGTTCATGCGGCCCGGCGATCCGCCGTTGCGCCAGCATTCGGTCAGAGCCGACACCTCGTTGTTGTTGTACTTGGCGAACAGGAAGGACTTCGTATCCGCGCCGGAATTGGCGTTCAGATTGATCGAGGCGGCGAACATGTAGACGCCGGCCTCTGGAGCGCGCCAGATACCATCGGCCATGTCGTTGCCGGGATTGTCCTGCTGGACGATCGAGTTCCACAGGAGCAACCGTTCCGTGTCGGCAGAGAGCGACACGCCGCCGACATGGGAGAACGTGCCGCCGCGAGGCGTTCCCCTCGCCGATGGGTAAAGCGACTTTCCGCTGTTGTTGATGATCGGGGTGTTGACCTGCTGGAATACCTGATCCGCTTCGTTGAGAACGATGTTCTGCGCGTTGGCTGCAATGAGGTAGCCCGTCTGGAAACCGGCCAGGAGATTGCGGCCGATGCTGAGGCGGCGGGTCGCCATCTCGCCGAGCTTGTCCTCGATGTACATGGCGGTGTTCCCGCCGTTGCCGCGAAGGACGTTGTGGCTGATGTCGGTTTCCCCGACGCTGTTGAGGCTGAGGCCGACGCTGGTGTCGCTCGCCTGAATGAAGAACAGGTTCCCCTGAATGAGGCTGTGATGAACCCGCGCCAGGGCGACGCAGCACCGGCGCGCGTTGATATGGCTGTTGACGAGGCCGAGATGGCTTTCGGCCGTGGCGGACGCATCCCAATAGACACCGTAGTCGGTGGCGACGAAGACGGCGTTGTTGATCTGGATGCCTTCGACATAGGAGCCGGCCTGCACGGCCGCCGCGCCATATGTCACGCCGCAATTGTTCAGAAGATGCTCGACGGGATCGCGGCCCGATCCGGACGAGCGGATCGAAAAGCCGGTTCCCTTGCTGGGATCGGCGACGGCGTTGAAGACCTGCACCGTGTCGAAGCGAGACAAGCTGACATCGAGAAGATCGATGGCCGTGGTCCAATAGGTGTCGGCTGCGTCGCCGCGCAGCCGGACATTCTCGAATGTCGTCGGCTCCATCGGTCGGCCGCCCACGGTGCGTCCATTGATGCTGAAGGCGACACCGCCGCTGGCTTGCGTGGTCACGAGGCTTAGATCGCTCAGATGGGCGACGCCTGCCATTCCGTCGAACCACCAACCATCGTCGGGATAGGTCAGGTGAACACCGCCATCGCCCTTTGTGAAGACGAGCCGCGTCACGTCAGGCCCGGCGCCGCTCAGCCTGACGCCACCTTTCTGAAGCGTCTTGTCCACCTTGCTGTCGAGATGCCAGGTGCCGGCAGGAATGACGATCTCGCCGCCTCCGCTGGCGCTGGCCGTGTCGATCGCCGCGCGCAAGGCGCTCGCGTTCTCTGACGCGGACGACTTGGTCGCGGGAACCGCGCCATAGCGCGTGACCTGAAGATGCTCGACATCGGCGCGCACCCAACAGCCAAGACCGGCGCTGACGGTAGAGGACGCCACATACTGCGCTTGTCGCGGGTCCGCCGCGACACGGGCGGCATAATCGCCCTCGCGCCACAGCCACATGCCTTCCCGCCCCGCCTCGGCAAGATAAAGGGCGATGCCGCTGCCCGTGGGGCTCCCAGCCAGATCGGAGCGTGTCGCGACCGTCACCGCCCCGCCGCCGCTCAAATCGGGAAGGACGGCCTTGGACAACTTTCCGTTGGTGCCAAGCCCCGCATAGCCGTTGGCTTTGTTCTTGTTCGCAATCTGTTCGCAAGCCTCAAGGGCTTCCTTCAGACCGGCAATGTCCGAAATCCCGAGGTCCCCCCCCGACGAGCCGCCGCCGAAATGGTCGCCCGACAGCGCCCGATCAGCATCACGCCGCAGTTCCTGCAACACCGTGCCGATCGCCGTCAGCTCGCGCTCCAGGGCATTGCCGACGACCACACCACCGCGCAAAACGTCGATGGCGCGCTCATGCAAGCGCCGCCCTTGCAGCACCGCCTTGTCGCCATTGCGAAGCGCTGTGGCGAAGGTCGCGGTGAAATAATCGAAGGGCTGACCAGCGACCTTCTGGATGGTGACGGCCTCGGGCGCATAGGCTTTTCCCGCGCGGCTCACCTCGGCGATCACGTCCTCTGCGTCCCAGATGCGAAAGGCGAAAGGCCCATAAGTCGACCGCCCGTCGCCGGCGATCGGGGCGGTCTCGCGCGTCTGGCGGGGCAGCGGATAAGGATTGGTCATGGCAGGGCTCCGAAGCGACCCCGCCAGCATGGTGGCGATGAATCCCCCTTAACTGCTGCTCAGCGGAAGGAGGTTAGAAAGACGCTCTGTCACCTCTTGCCATTCGCTGCCCGTATGACAATGTAACACACCATCCTGACTATGGAGGTTGCCATGCCCGCGACCACAACCATCACCACGCGGATTGACGAGACCGTGAAAAAGAATGCGGCCGAAGCTCTGGAAGCGATGGGCCTGACCTTGTCCAGCGCGGTGAACATATTCCTAACCCGCGTGGCGCATGACCGCGCGATCCCGTTCGACATTCGCGTCCCCAATGCGACGACCCGCGCGGCGATGGCCGAAGCGGACGAGATCGCGTCCCGTCGCGCCGCCCGCTTTTCCAACGCTAACGAGATGATGGACGCGCTTGAAACGGGCCGCGAGTAGCAAGCGAGCGGCCCTGCCGCTGGCCTCCGATTACACCAAGGAGTTTCGAAAGGACTGGGATCGACACAACAAGGCTGGACGGCTCGACATGGTCCGCCTGCGCGAGGCCATGTTCCTTGTCATGGCGAACGAACGGCCATTGCCGCCGGAATGGCTCGACCATACCCTCACCGGCCAATGGGACGGCTATCAAGAGCTTCACGTCGGCGGTGACTTCCTGCTGATCTACAAGCTGACCAAGACCATGGTCGTGTTTACCCGTACGGGCACCCATGCAGAACTCTTCGAGTAAGCGCAGGAGAATCCGGCAATGGATGAACTTCTCGGAACCGCGTGGCCGCTGCCTGTCGGCGGCCTCGTCATGGCCCTGGTCGGCTATCTCTGGCTCGGACGCAATGCGCGCGCGTTCGACCGCAAGTATGGAAAGCGCTGAAAGCGAATCCGTTTCGGTGGCAAGGCGCATCCCCGGAAGGCTCCAGCCGTGACGCTCTTCGAATTCTTCGCCCTTTTCGTTATGCCCGCCATCGTCTTTGCCCTGGGCTATGGCGTGTATCGCGTGACGGATCGCACGACGCATCGCTAATCCCGAGCTAGTCATTTGGCTCGGGCGGCGCAGCGATGCGCGGCCCGCGCGACGGCAGAGCCTGACCAGGCGCCCACCAATAGTCCTGCCCTATCCTGCTCTTCAAGCTACGGGCCTTCGACTTGAAGCTCTTGTCGGCCTCGGGATCGGTCAGCCACTGGAGCTGATCGAGGAAGAGCCGGCGATAGGCCCCGCGTGTCGCCCAATTCGACGCGACGACAGGTGTGTAGCGCCCAGCGAAGTCCACGACTTGCCGACCGGGATTGACCTTTTCACCCAGCGCCGCTTGCAACGGGATCGCCGCCAGCTTGCCCGCATCGGAGATGAAGGCGGCACCGGGGCCAGCCAGAGTGTCTTGCAAGCCGCCACCGAAGCGGTTGGTGGACGAGTTGATGAAATCGCCGAACAGACCGAAGCCACCGCCTTGCATCATCGCGCGCCACCAGAACTGACCATTGGTTGGGCTCATATCCTCCAAATCTTTGCCATCAGTCAGCGCCTTGATCTGCATCGCCATCGCGGCGCCCAAGCTGAGTGAGGCAACCAGGGCAGTGCCATATCCAAACGCGACGGCTCTACCGCCGGATTGCATGGCGGTGATCCGCTGCATGGCTTCGAGCTGCAACGTCGTGAAGCTCAGGCCGAAGCTCTTGAACTGAAGCGCGAAGCTGACGGCCTCGCCCGTATATGTTCCTCGCGACAGACCGCCCATGACGAAGGAGCGAGCGTTCGGCGTCCCGCCCGGCGCCGAGCGTTCCGACCAGGCCGCCGTCAGCTCGGCCAGCTTCTCGGCCACTTCGCGGTGACGAAGCGCTTTCGTCTCGGCCGCCAGTTCGGCGTCCACCAGCGCGCCGTCCGGCCCCGGCTGAAGATAGCGCACCTCGCCGCCCCGATCGGCGATCGACATGGGCGTGACGAAGCCGGCGGGATCGACACTGGCGCGCATGATCTCCCAATCGGCCGCGTCGATCCCGAAGCCTTCCATGGTCACGCGCAGTCGCTCGGGCAGCGCGGAGAAGTCCGAGGCCGCATGATCGGCCAGCGTCGCCTGCCAGGCACGGGCTTCCACGAGCTTGCGGCCCGTTGTCAGCGGCGTCAGGAGGTTCAGCATCATCGAGCGATCGACCAGGCGCTGTGACCAATGTTGGCCGAGCATCGGGCCAACGAACCGGGCCTCGCCTTCCATGACATGCATGTAGTCGCCCCAGATCACGCCGGCGCGCTGGATTTCCTCCCGGTTCGACGCCTTTAGCATCTTCAGCATGGCGAACATGTCCTTATGGACGATCGGCAAGCCACCCAGGAACCGCGCGCCGGCAGCAATGAACGGATCGGTCGCTATGGCCGTGATGCCCGCGCCGCCCAGAAGCGCTGCGTTCATCAGGTTCTTCACCGTATCCATGGTTGTCGAGATGCCAGCGGCGGCGGTTGGAGCCCCACGCAGCTCCGACCAAAGCGCCTTCATCTGCCATTCGGCAAAGGAGCCGGGCGCCGTACCACTCGCCCATTTCGCTGCCCTGCTTCGCAGTTTTGCATAGGATGACTTGCCGAGGTCGGCTTTCGCGATCTCGGCCCGGACATTCTGGATCATCCATTCCACCATGGCATTCGGGTTAGGCCCGAGCACTTCCATCGCGGCGATGTCGCGGGCCATGCCGTTGACATGCCGGAACATGGCCTGAACCGGATCGCCCTCGCCGAACGCCTGATTGTAGGTCATCCAGTCGTCGGCCGACTTGAACGTCAGGAAGCGATGGTCTTGCCGCTGCGTGGCGAGCGAGCCGGCACCCATGGATTTCATTTGCGGCGCATGGTGCGCCCAACCGCTCGTCGTGACGCTGTCGAAGACGTGGTCGAGCGCCTTATCGAGACCGGCAACGCCGACCGGCTCGGCCGTCAACGGGTGCAACATGCGGTCGGGATCGACCAGCGGCCGAATGAACTTCTTCCACTCTTCGCGCCCTGCCTGACGGATGGCGAGGCCATTATGCGAATGCGGCAGGCCGAAGCCGTCGAGCTTCGGGATCGCGCCGCCAGCGGCATTGAAGCGATTGCGGAGATCCTCGAAGACTCGGGACAGATCGCCGGCGAACCGGGCGGCCGTCGCGTCGGCCACGGTCTCCCCGTGCAGAACGCGAACCATGTCACGCACCAGACCGGCGCTGGCGGTGCGCAAGCCCGTGACGTGGTCGCGGCGCGTCGCGCTCATGAGGTCCGTCAGCTTACCGTGCGCCATGGATATGATCGCGTCCGTCTGCCCCCGGACGCTTCCCGCGCCAGCATAGCCGTAGTGGGACAGCACCTGCACGGCCGCTTCGTACACGTCCGCCTGCCCCTTCTCGTCGCGATAGCCAAGGATGCGATCCTTCAGGCGAACCCGAGCCTTTTCGGTCAGCACGGCACGGCGAGCCTTTTCGATCGCCTGCGCACGCAGCTCACGCGCCAACTCATCCTTCGCCGCCTGGGCCGCCGCATCGTCGCCGAGCTGGAGCCGCTTCTGGGCGAACTTGCCTTCGAAGTCGCGCAGGAGGCTTTCGCCTTCCTCGCGTGTCATGTCGCCCGCCTCGATCGCGCCGCGCAAACAATCCTGAAACGCCATCTCAAACCTCGCAGAAACTCACGGCATCGGACAGGAAGCCGTCGCGCTTGGCTTGCGCCAGTAGCTCGCGGCCGGTGGTGTATCGGGTCGCGCCTTCCGCATCGGTCCCGTTCGGAAGCGCCTCCCAGAGCGAGACCTGACCTTCCGCCTCGGCGGCCTGGAACAGGCTCTGTTCTTCCGGCATCGCACCTGCTGCCGCCTCGGCCTCGCGCGTGGCCGGCTCAGCGACACGCGATGGCGCAAGCTGCGGCGTCGGCGCTTCGAGAAGCGTCGGCAGTCCATCGCGCTCGATCGCGTTCTGAACGTCCGCGATGAAAGCCCTTGCCTCGCGCATGGCATTGGAGCCATCAGCAAGGCGCCCTGCGGCCTCTGTGAGCGCGTCCGAGATCGGACCCTTGGATCGGGCCAAGCGCCCCACGATCTCGCCCACAGTGTCCGCTGTGACCGCACGGACGGCATTCCCTTCGAGGTCGAGCGCATTGCCTGCCGCCTGGATCACGTCGGCGCGTTCACCCAACATGTCGAAGAGACGCTTGTCCTGCCGAAGAAGCTTAACCGCCGCGTCGAACACCTTCACGCGCTCGCCCATCAGCGACTTCGCCAGATTGAACGAGCCGAACATGTCGGTCTGCGTTTCGTGCCGGACGCCGCTCGCCATGATTTCTTCGATGTAAGTCCGCGCAACCCGATCGGTCTCGGGATCGAACTTGGCGAGATCGGCGATCGCCGCCGCGTGCATCGCGGCATCGGGCACCAGCTCGCCGATCAGCGCGGCATGGTTCTGGTCGATCACCCCGTTGACGGCCATGCCCCAGGCGTCGTCGGACAGCCGGGCCAACGCCGTCGCCTTGCGCATCATCGCGCCAGACATCGGCAAGCCATCGTCCAGAAGGTCGGGTCGATCGCGCATGACACGCGCGGCGTCGATCGCCTCTCCCGATCCTTCCTGCATGTTCTTCTTGGCCGCCAGCGCCCGCACGTCTTCGGCCGTCCAGCCGTCCGCCTCGCGGAACAAATAGCCGTCGAGCCGGACATTGGCGTCGCCCTCGCCTTGCAGCCGCTTGGCGAGCCCAAGGCGCTGGTGCCCGTCCGCGACGAAGCGTTGCCCGTTCGTCCGTTCGTGGACCATGACCTTGCCCGACGCGGTGGCGTCCCATCGCTTCACCTCGCGCAGGCGATCGGTCACGCCGGCCTCGTCGCCGCCGCCCTTGTACTGGTAGGCGACGGCGTCGGTATTGAGGGATCGCGGATCGAACCGCTCGAAGGCCACCGGCCTTCCCTGCACTTCCACACGCTCGGCCGCCGGCACGGCTTCCGACAGGACGACATTTTCCGAAGGGTCGCGCGGGGCCTTGATGACCGGCCCCGCCGGCATGGGCTCGCCGCGCTCGATAGCGCGTGTCGCGGCATTGCGCATCGCGCCCGCCTCGTCGTCGGTGAGGCCGGGCAGCGAGCCGAACGCCGCATCGTCGAGTGTCTTTTGGTCCGCCGCGACGCGCGCCGTGCGCAGCTCGGCCGGGTCGAGCTCGACGCCGAGGCGGCGCGCCACATCCTCGAAATCGCCGGCCTTGGCCTCGCCCGTCGCCAGCCGCTCGATCGCCTCGATGCCGGCGCGATCCGTCACCTTCAGCGCCGCCGCTACCTCACGACCGCCCTGGACGAGACCACCGAACGCGCCGCCGAAGAGACCGGCCAAGCCGACCTGTTTGAGTGCCGGCACGATCCCGCTTTCGAGACCGTTCTCCGCGCGCCATTGCTGGGCGCGAAGCTGCACGGCGCTCTCCACGCCGGCATTGATGACGGCTTCCGTCAGAAAGACCTGACCGATCCTACCGATGACGCTCTTCGCGACGCCAGCGCCGCCGCCCACGAACAAGGTTGCGATCTGGAGTGGATCGCGGAGAGAGCCCCGGACGCTGCCGGTCAACGTCGCCGCCAGTCGCGAAATGGCGGGCAAGTCCTCTGCCGCCTTCTCTGCCGCCTTCAGCCGCTGATCCGCTGCGACGGTAATGCCACGCACCTCGGCGTCGAAATCCGGATTGAAGAGCTGCGCCTGGTCGGGATGCTGTTGGCTCAGTTCGGCGAGCTTGGCGCGGAAGTCCGCCATCTCACGCTCAGCCTCGTCGCGGAGCACGGCACGACCGCCCATCACGTCAGGGCCAGCACCGTAGTCCGCGACCACCGACCCTTTCCGCAGCTCCATGGGGTTGCGGAGCTGGACGCCCGTTACCTCATGGATGCGATCAATGCGCCGCCGATAGGCTTCGATCTGCGCGTCTTCGCGGGCGAAGGTGTTGTTGTTGTAGGTCGCAACCTCATGATTGGCCGCGTCTAGCTCGGCCATCTTCGAACGTTGATCGTCGTTCCAAAGACTGCCAATCAGGTTGGCTTCCTGTTGCACGAGCATGACGCCAGGGAGATACCCGCCGGCTTCCGCCCCCACTTCGACCACGGCACTTGCACCGCGCTTCAACTTGGAAAGGGTGGTGTCCGATGGATCGCCAAACGTAATCGTCTTTCCAGAGGAAGCGTAATCCGGAGCAAAATCGAAGATACTCACCGGAACGCTCCCGGCACACGAGCCTCAAGGAGCGGGCGCATCGCCTCGATCGCGAGCACAAAGGGGCGCCCATCAGCGCCGCCGATCCATCGCGGATCGTCCGATGTCGGGTCGCCGACCGCGAACTGATACCCTCCCTTCACCGCTACAGGCTTGGCCGCTTTGAGATCGGCCGCGCTGTAGGGTTTGCCGTTCTCGCGGACGGCTGGGGACGTGAAGAATGGCCTACCGACTCGCGAACGTTCGCCCTCCTTTGGCAAGAGATCGTTATCGCGGATCGCGTCAATCACTTCGTCAAATCGATCCGCACGGATCGAAGAAGGAACGATGACTTCAGGATGATCGGCACCTATGCCGAAGAGCCCGCCTCGGGAAACAGTGGTGATGCCCCCATACTGCACGTCACCCTCGAAGACCGCGCCGGACGCTTCCTGCAAAGCGCGCTCGAACACGGGAACGGCCGCCTCGCTCTTGGGATCGATGCCGGTTTTCTCCAGACGTGTTTTGGCGATGGCTTCAGCCGTTGCGATCGCGCGCGTTCCGAACGCGGGCGCGCCGGCATAGGCCCCGCCGAACGTCTGCTGAACGACGAATGCCCGCCGCTTGTCATCAAGGATGGCCGGGCGTGCTTTTCCGTCAGCGCCCTTGCCATAGCCTTCGATCACGTCGGCCGCAGCCTTGGGCGATCCGCCGCCGGCGAGGATGATGCCGGCTTGCGCCACAGCGGGGGCGTCGTCGTGAAGTTCACTCAAGACGGCACCCACGCGCGGCCCGGCACCGCGCACGATGCCGGCGGCAAGCGAAGCGGCATTCGCTGGGTTCTGTTCCACCATGGCGCGGATCGCCGCCGCTTCGCCCGGCTTCAGGTATTTCGGCGTCACCCCGAAATGTTCGGCCGCCAGCTCGGCGCGCTCCACGCGCAGCTTCACGCGGCCGATCAGGTCATCGGGCGATTGCGCGTCGATCAGCGAGCCCTCTTCTGGCGGCAGAAGCCCTTTGCGCTCGGCGAGCCCGACCGGGTTTTCCTTCGCCTGCGACTTCATCCGCTCCAGCTCGGCGCGCGCGAAATCCGCCGTGCCGTTCGTCACGGCCGAGGCGTCGCGCTCCAGGCCGAGGACATAGGTTTCGGCCTCGTTCAACGGTTTATCGCGCAGGATGCGCGCGGCGCTGACCTTCTCCATGGTTTCATTGACGATCGCCGCGCCCTTCGGGGCCGTCTTCCGGTCGAGCATGAAGCGGCCCATCTCGGCGCTATCGACCTCGATGCCGGCGGCGACGCGCTCGGCGATCGAATCCCCTCGCGCCTTCAGCGTCCGATCGGCTTCCGAGCCGATGCGATGCTTCTCGCCACGGGTGCGATCCAGCGTTGCCTCCAGCTCGGCCCATCCGCCGCCGTCGATGCCGGCCAGTCCGCCGCTGGCGAAGTCCTTGCGCATGGTCTCCTTCAGCGCCGCGACCTCTTCGGGCGTCTTCAGAAGCTCGGCCTGTCGCCCATAGAACGCGACGGCCGTCTGCCGCCTACTTGCGAGCTTGGCCTTGGCCGCGTCGTCGGGATCGAGGATACGGCGCGCCACGGCACTATCGAAATGCGCGTCCAGCGCCTGCTGGCTCGACGCGATCGCCTCGGCCGCGTCATCGCTCGTGGGATCAAAAGCGGCGACGTTCCGAGCGGTGACCGTTTCCATCTCGGCGGCGCGCGTTAGGAAGTCCGCTCGGTCGGTCTGCTTCCGACGCTGGTCCAGGCTCTCCCGCGCCAAATTCCGGTATGGCTGCGTGACATGGAGAAACGCCTTATCATAATCGGCGGCAACCTCAGGGAACACATGGTCCTGCATGTGGACGGTGCGCAGGGCTTGGAAGGCCCCATCAAGCGCGGCGGGATCATCTTTGAACCGCTGATAAACCGCATCCGCGTCGGCGCGGATCGTCGTGTCGAGCTGTTCGAGATATGTCCGCATCCCGGCCGCGTCATAGGCGCGCCCGTACACCGTAATCGAATTTGTTGGTCGCCAGCCGCCACCCTTTGCGCGAGCGGCCAGCGGCTCGACCGTGCGTGATACGCTCGGCGGCCCGACACTTTCGGGCGCGACGGCCGTCGCGGCAGACGCGCCGGGCGAAGGCGTTGATGCAGATGGTGCGATCGCCTCAATGGCAGCGGCCGCGCCCGTGGGGGCCGGCGTCGGCGCGAGCGCGTGGGCGGCGGGCGCACCCGCCTCGTAGCCCTCACCGAACGCGCCCGCCCAGAGCGTGTTGGCGAGCCTGTTGTCCCAACCATGCCCGGCGCGCGGCGTCCGCGCGGTGTAGCCCTTGGGGCGCTCGAAGTGCATGAGGGCTTCGGCCGCCGACGTGTAGTCCGTCGCCGTCTGAAGCCGGTTCCAGGCGAGGCGTTCGCCGGGGCTCGTCTTCAGCTCATGGACGAAGAAGTCCATCTGCGTATCGACATCGCGCCAATTCGCCCCGCGCGACTGCGCGAAACTCTGCAAGGCGGTGCGGCGCTCGTTGCGCCATTGCCAGACGCCCGACGAGGTTCCGCTATCGCCATCCGGCCCGGCTGCGTTCAGAGAGCTTTCCTGCCGGCCATGGCCGACCGAAGCCGCCGCTGCAACGTGACTTAAACCGCGCTTCCGAAGCCCTTGATAGATATAGCGTCCGCGATCATCCAAGTCCTTCCCGCCGGTCGCGGGGGCCGGCAGGGGCTGACCGGACGCGGAATAGGCCAGCGGTGCGCCGCCGGTCGTGGTGGTGGTGACGCCGCCGGAAATCTCCGATGGACGAGGTCCGTTCGCTGCCAGATCGCGTTGACTGTCGATCGTGGCTTCCTTCTCTCGGAAGGCGTCGGCAATCTGGTCGGCCATGGCGGCCGTGCGGGCGAAGGCTTCCGCGACGCGGCGTTCGGGTCCACCGTCCGGACGATCGACCGCCAGAAGCCCGTCCTGCAAGACGGGCGACACGCGGAACGGCTTGTAGGCGACTGGCGAAGGGTTCTTGTTCATCGCCGTCAGCCCCGCATTCCGAAGCGCGCCGCGCCCTGAAGCAGTGCCACGGCGCCCGTCTTCTTCGCGGCGCGCCGGGTAGAAGCGGCCTGCGTCTTCAGGTTCGACGCCCGTTCTTCCAGGCGCGCCACGCGCGAGCGTTCCGTCCCGATCGAGGTCTCAAGTCCGATGTCGGCCTCACGGAAGGCTTCCTGCCGCGCCTGGCTCGGCGTTCCGAACGACAGATCGACGCCCGAGGCGGCATAGCTCGTCGCCTGGTCGCCGATGGCATCCATCATGGCCCGCTTGATGGAGGACCGTCTTTCAATGCCTTGCAGCGTTTCGTTCGATTGCTGCATGATCGCGTCCTTGGCCGCCAGATCCTGGTTCGTCGCCTCGATCTCGGCCGCGTCGTTGGCCGCGCTGACGGACATGAGCGTCGCCGTGCCGGCGAGAATGCTGGAGATGGTCGAGCCGAGCGATCCGATCGACAGTCCGGCACTGGCCGCAGCACCCGCACCGGCCGCCGCGCCGGCGCCAGCACCGGCCGCAGCCGTGCCGCCGATCCCCAGGGCGGAACCGACACTCGAAAACAGCGTGGTGAATGCAGCCGCGATCGGCGCCATCACAGTTTCTCCTCGAAGGTGAGATTGCGGACCCAGAGCGCACCGGGCCGGGTTTGCGAGACGGTGACGGTCGTGTCCTCGATCGCGCCCGGAATGCCCGCCACTGTGACGAGCTGCGTCTTGGGCGCCATCGGCAGGTCGGTCGGATCGGAAGTCCGCAGCAAGGACACGTCGCGCGGCGCCGTCCCGTTCGCGCCGATCGCGATCGAGGTCGTGGACAGGACGTTCGCCTTCACCGTATGGACGCGGCCGGGGCGGCGCAGCACCTGATCGCCCGGCAGAACCCGAACACGCGGCATAGATTCGAAGAGCGGCGCGACCCACAAGCCGACCGACATGGCGGTGGACGGGAAAGGCGTCGTGATCGCGCCGCCGGACACCGTGAACGGCCCGTCCACGAAGCCGCCCGAGGTCATGATCCAGACCTTGCGCCCTTCGAAGGGCAGTCCGGTGAGACGCCCGGCCGTGTCGCTGGTCTGATCGAGCGCACCCGCCAGCCAGGAACCCGGCGCCAGCCATTCATATTGCAGCCCGTCCGGCCGTTCGACCGCCAGCCAAAGCCGGTTGGCCGCATCGACCCCGATGGAGCGCACGGGTCCGCCGGCGTCATATTCGAAGAAGGCCGTGATCTCCTGATCGCGAATGATGGTCGCGCAGACAAGACGCCCGTCCGAGCGCAGGAGCCAGAGGCGCGGCGCGTCCGTGTCGTCGGTGCCGCGCTGAAGGTCCGACATGACGACGCCATCCACCAGATGGCTCGCCAGAAGCGATTCTTGGCGCGCCGTGAAGGCGGTGGACAGGTCGTCATAGGCGGTCGAGAACAGAACGCCGCCGCGCTGGGCGACGAAGTAGATCCGGTTCTCGATCTCGGCGGGCCACGTCCCGCGCTGGAGACCATTGCGGCCGGTCTCCACGAAGTTCGAGGGCTCGTTTCGCGTGATCGTCCGGTTGGTCGCGAAATATTCCGCCTCGTCGGTGAAGACGAGCAGATATTGCCGGGCCGTGACGTGCAGGATTTCTTCGGCCGAGTTGGTTCGCAGGGCTTCCAGCTTCGCGCCGTCGCTGCGCTGGGCCTTGATGTTGACGTTGAAATACTCGGCCGTCTGCGACAGCAAGAGCGCGGAGGGCCGCGCCTTCAAACCGGCATAGGCCAAGCGGTCCTGTACGATCGCGACGACGCCCGGCCAGCCGCGAGAGCCCGACATGAGCGGTTCGCCATCGGTGCGACCGATCTGCGTATGGGTCGGCAGGATCGAGACCGAACCCGTGTTCACGATCTGGGACGTGACGCCATATTCCGAGCCGGACTGAGCGCCCCCGAAATTGAGATAGAAAATCCGAAGCCCGTCAGCTTCCAGAGCGTCGAGCGATACGGTGACGCCACTCCCGAGTGACGGCAGCTTCTGGACCTGCGCTTGCAGGCGCGCAGCCAGGTTGAGCCATTGCGCTCGCGATGCGCTTTGAACGGCCGTTCCGAGCGCCTGCGCCTCGATCGTCTCCCCGTCCACCGTGAGGGACACGACAACGTCGGTCATGTCGCCGCTCGGCGCCCAACGCAGGTACAGGGTCCAGCGATCGTCCGTCTTGGGATAGCTGCCGCCGAAATCGTGGTCGGGGATGCGCTCGAAGGGCCATTCGTCCAGGCTCCAAGCGGCGTCGCTCTGGCGCAGCACCCGAAGCGGCTTCAGGTCTTTGTGGAATATCCCGATCGTATCGCCTTCGAGATAAAGGTTCGCCTCGGCGGCAATCGCGGCTGACACGCCGGGAAGATTGATCTGGGCGACACGCTCGAAGCCGAGGAAAATATCCAGCCGACCCGGCAGGAGCGCGATGAAGAACGACTTCTCGCGGCTTTGCTTCAGACGCCAGAAGCGCGGGGCGACGGCCGATCCCACGGGGAGAATGCGCTTGGTGCCCGGAAGATTGCGAAAGCCCGCCTGCGCGACGGGCTCGATGTTCCGGAACCGCAGACCGGCGGCGTAATATTGCTTGATGTCGATGCGGCCAGCGAGTTCACGAGAGAACTCGCCGGCATTCATGGACTGCTGACCGGAGCCGGGGCGCGCCACCATTCAGAGCCACCGCGCGTCGGTCAGCGGATCGGATCGCAGAAGCGGCGAGGACACGGGAGCGGCGGCGCGATCCTGCGCGACCAGGCGGCCGAATGCGCCGCCGGTGCCGCCCTGTGCCGGGGTGCCGAAGGCCGCCGCCCACAGCTCGGCCGCCAGCCCCTCGTCCTGTTGCATCGGCACGGCCAGGCGCGAGGCGAGCGCCGTGGTGAAGGCCGTGCGGAAATTGGGCTCCCAGGCCACGGGATCGACTTCGACCTTGCAGCGCGCCCAAACGGCGGGCTCGTGCGCGAAGAGCGTCCCGCCTTCGATCGTGTAGGTCCGCAAGACGGCTTCGCTCTGGACGACGGCGCGCAGCACCAGGAGCGGGGCGCCGAGCCGATCGCCGGGCAGCTCGAACCCGTAGGTCCAGCCATTGTCCGGCTTGGCCGCCAGGCGTGTGAGGCGCGAGGTTCGCCGCGCGAAGGTCCAGTCGTGGAGGCCGAAGCAGATGTCCACCACGTCGGGCCAGACGGCGTCGATCGCGCCGTTGGCGAAGCTTTCGTCATCGAGCGAGAAGGACGGCGCCTGGCCGAGCTGGATCAGCGCGCGATTGATGATCGTCGCCTTGTCGATCGGCTGGGCCACGGCGCCGCCCTCGCCTTACGACGCGACCGTGACGGCGTTGCCCGACACGTCCGTCACGATGAGGTCGAGTTTCGCCGGCGCTCCATCGACAGCGACCGAGCAGAAGATGCGATCGCCCTTCTTCAGGTTGCACTTCTGGCGCGCGTCGTTGAAGTAGCCGGCGGCCGTGACGGTCGCCGCTGCGTCCGTGGTCGAATAGACGTAAGCGTTCGACTGGTTGCGCGAGCCGCGATCGCTGGTCGCAAAGCGCGACAGCGCCTTGATGTTGAGAGCCATGGGGTTTCTCCGGAAGGGGGAAGGATCGGCGCGCTAAGCGCGCCGATGCGGCGTCAGGCGGCGATACGCTGGGTGCGAACCTGCGCCTTGACGCGCAGACGCTTCACGCCTTCGGGCAGGATGCCGATGGACGCGCCGGCGAGGCCAACCTTCGCCAACATTGGCGAGCCCTCGTAATCGGGATGGACCGAGATCGAGGGCGTTTCCTGATCCCACTCGGCTTCATTGCCCATGGCGTCCGTCGCCCACATGAACAGGTCGAGATAGCCGTTCACATTGAAGCCGTTGCCATCGGGGCCGGTGCCGAAACCGCCTGTGCCGAACACGAAATGTTCGTCGGGGATTTCGAGAAACTGGATGTTCATCCAGGTCTTCTTGCGCAGCCCCGTGTCTTGGGCGAATGGCAGCTTCGGCCCGACATAGTCGGCGTTGGCAAATTCCTTGTACATGGTGAGCTGATCGAACTGCGCGGTCGGGATCACGCACCAGATCGCGTCTTCGGCGCCCGATCCACGAATCTGGGCGCGCGCTTCCATGAGGTCGATCACGTCGATCAGCTTGGAGCCGTCGCCGATCGTCTTCACGCCGGCGGACCCGTCATTGGCGAACTTGTCGAGGGCTTCAAGCTTGAGGTTGTCGCGGCGACGGCGGATCGCGGCCGACAGCATCTTGCCGACCGCCGCCTGTTCGTTCGGCCCCTGACGGCGGGCGTCCTGCACGCGCAGCCAGGCCGACGCCTCGAAGTCGCGCATCCGGACTTCCGCCATGGCGAGGTCAGGGTTCGTGTTCTGGATTTTCTGGATCGCGCCGGAGAGCTCGTAGCTTTCCACCCGGCCGATGATCGGGAACTTGACGACACCCGCGCCGCCGTCGCCGCGCGCCATGGTGGCATCGAGAAATCCGCCGTTGGACTGGTAGCGTGCCCGGACCATGTCGCGGATTTTCTCACGATACCAAAGCGGTGCTTGCGTCGTCATGGATGACCCTCGCTGATGGACGATACACCGAGGGCCGAAGGCGGAAGGGAGCGCCCCTCCCGCATCGCGACCGTCCGGTTAGCAAGGTCAGGATGCGGGACGGCGGCAAGGCTTAAGTGCCGATCAGCCGGGATAGGCGGCTTCGTAATCCTTCTGGAGCTGGTCGTAGCTCGACTTGGAAAATTTCGGGTTGCCCGGCGTGTTCTCCGGCAACGCGACGCGGCGGCTCAACTCGTCCTTCGTGCTCGCACCAGCGGCCGAACTGCCCGCCCCGGCCGGGCGCGGCTCGCCCGCGCCGGTGAGCTGCGAGCGGAACCACTCGATCGCTTTATGCCCGTCCGCCGTGTCGCCCATCATCAACGACATGTGCTTGGCCGAATCCGCCGGAAGGCCGCGCTTCACCATGAGGTCGAGCCAGCCGAGATTGTCGTTCATGCGCTGGTCGATGCGCCGGTCCTGTTCCGCCTTCGGCAGCGACTTTGCGTCGTCGGGCAGAAGCGCGGATCGCTCGGCGGCCACATCGATCGGCGGTTCCAGAAGGCCCATTTCGGCCGCGCCGGACATATAGGCGCCCAGAATGCCATGAAGCTGCGCGGTGGTGACGCCCAGGTCTTTCGCCTTGGACGCGACCGCATCGAACAAGCCGTCCTGTTCGATCGTCGCATAATAGGGCTTCAGCTCGTCGGGAACGTCGCCGATCTCGCGATAAGCGGCCACGTCCGCTGGCACCTCGCCGCGCGCCGCGATCGCCGCCGTCAGCTTGTCGATCGTCTGATGGTCGGTCTCGCCGAAATACTGATCGGACAGACCCTCGGGCCGGTAGGTCTGGGGTGCAGCGGGCGCGTCGCCCTCGCCTGCGCCAGCCGGCGGCGGGGCCGGTGCGCCACCTTCTGGCGATCCGGCGGCAGAAGCGCCACCGCCACCGCCCTCGCCGTCCGGAGCGCGAAGGATCAGGTTCAGAAGGTTTCTCATGTCGCGGACCTTTGCTCGCGTTGCTGAAGAAGCGCCTCGCCATGGGCGAGCGCGTTCAGGATCACTTCGCCGACGCCCTCGATGCCCTGACGGGTCGCGGCGAGAAGCGCGGTTTCCTCCATCGTCCGGCCCGTGGCGCGAAAGGGCTGGCGAAAGGTGATGTCCATGAGCCATTCAACGAACTCGCGGCCGCGCGCCTCACGAGCCAGCGCGGCGAGGAATAGCGCCGTCTCGTCGCCGGGCTGGCCCTGGACCGGCTTGCCCTCGCGCGGGGCGAACATCGCCTCCAGCTCGTCCCATCCGCCGCCCCCGCCAAGCGAGGACAAGGGCTGCGCGTCACGCCGTCCCATCGCAACCGTCGTCATTCGGCCATGGCTCCCTCGATCACGCCCGGCGCGGCGTCTTGAACGACCTGCGTCAGCACGTTCTGGGTTTGCTGCGCCTGCATGTCGGATTGAATTTGCTGGCGCTCGTCCTCGTCGGGGATCAGCGCCTTATCGATGTGCAGGCCCTCGCCGATCCGGTCGAGAACCTTGTCGATATGGACGTAGAGCGGCACCTTGTCGGGGCCGGCGATCGCGCCGACCATCTCGGTATAGGTCGCGATCGACGCCAGGCGTTCGCCGTTCAGCGCCGCCGCCATGGGCGACTGCACGGCCGTCGCGATCAAGAACTGATCGATGTTGATAGGCGCCCCGAGAAAGCCGAGGTCGAAGAGGATTTCCGCGACGCGCGGCGCGATCACCGGCATGATCTCGTTTGTCAGGCGGCCGAACGCGCCGATATGCGTCTCGGCCTTTTGCTGAAGCCGGGCCGCGATCTCGGACGCCGCGCGCGGGGTGCCCTGGTACTCGGGCAAGCGCACGTCGAAGAGCGTCTGCTTGATCTGCTGTTGAAGCTCCCCGATCACCATGCGGGACACGTCCATGCGCCCCGAAGCGGGATCGATGCGCGAGACATCGGGGCCGAGAATGCCGCCCGTGGACTGCATCGGCCAGAACTCGCCGGGGCCGACCCGCACCGTATCCGGGTTGAACGTGCCGCCGGCGCGATAGGCCCATATGCCGAGCATCTGGATCGCGGCCGCCTTCAGCGCCAGTTCCTGCGCCTTGTTCAGTGTCTTGATCGACGGCAGCGCCAGAAGCACCGGGCCGCGTCCATAAGCTTCGCCGGGAACGCGGTAATAGCGCGGCACCGCGATCGGCTGCGTCTTCGACCAAGACGAGGCGATGAAGGTCGCATGATTGTCGATCGAGACACGGAAGTCCCACCCGAACTTGTTGCCGCCTGTCAGGGCGACGAAATCCTGATAGACCTCGACTTCCTCGTAAGCCTTGGCTGGGGCCTTGAAGTCGTCGGGATAATCGCCCTGCGGAAACGCCTCGACCAGCGCCTGACGCTCCATCTTCTGGCGCCAGGACACGAAGTTGACCTTGCCATATCCGTCCGTGCCGACCGCGATCTCATCGAACGGGATCGCGACGAACACCACGGGTTGTTGCGCGGTGCCCTTCACCGGCAGGATCGCGCCGGTTCCAACGCCCAGGTCGATGCAAAGCTCGTGGACGGCCATGTCCCAATCGCCCGTCAGAAAGAACGGGTACATGGACGTTGCGATCTTCTCCAATTCGCGATCGAGCTTGGCCGCACCCGGCCCGAGCTTCAGCTTGGCGAGCGGGCCAGACTGGAGCGTGAAGGGCTGCTGACCGGCGGGGAACAGATCGCGTTGGAGCGAGCCCGCGAAATACATGACCGAGGTCGTCGCCGTCATGTCGAACAGGCGATCCACCGGGTTCTTGGCGGTGCCATCGCCGCCCGGCCGACGATGCGGGATCGCGAACTCGTAGGCGTCTTGGTAGATCTTGTTCCAAGGCGCGCGCTTGGACCATATCTTGTCGCGGCGCATCTTGTGGGCGGCGAACTCTTCCACGCGGGTCAGCCCCCGAGCTTGCTGGCGAGACCGCCGGTGCTGGCGTCGGTGACGAACAGGCGGCGGCCGCGCGAGGGGCGACGGCTCGCTTCGGCATCGACTTCCGACTTGTTGAGCTGCGCGAGCTGCTGATCGTTGGCGACCTGCTGAATCTGGCGGGCGCGCTCGCTGTCCGCCCGCGCTTGTTCGGCCGCCTTCTTGCCGCCACCGCCGAACATCGAGCCCATGCCTATCCCCTCCAAATCCAGAGCCGCCCGCCTTCCGCGTCGGTTTCGAGAAACCCGGCCAGGCGCGCCATGCGCCGCCCGGCCCGGTTCGAGGTCCGGATGCGCGCGACGATGACGACGCCATGTTCCGCCAGGGGGCGCAGCATTAACTGCGCGACGCGCACAAGGCGCAGCATTGCGCCGCGCGCGGACGGGTCGAATAGGAGGCACAGCTCGCGAACATGCGGGCCTTCGGGAAACAGCGTCGCAGCCGCTGCCAGTCGCCCGCCGAGATAGACGCCGACCGTCTCGGACTGGCGCGCCTGATAGGTCACGATCCGCCGGACGCGCCGGTTCGCGCCGGCCAGGCGCATCAGCTCGACCACGGAGACGGGCGTCTCGACCCGTAGCTCAGACCTTGAAGACATCGAAATCGACGGCGGCGCGGCGAGACGACATGGCGATGACCTTCGCCGGACGGCCCATCTTCGAGGCGCCCACGATCGCGCCCAGGCGCCCGCGATGGCCAAGGCACAGATACTGCCAGGCGTCGTGAATGTGGGAGTATTCGTTCTTCGCCACCGCGAGATTGTCGGTCGCGCCCTTGCTGGCGAGCTTGGTCAGCTTGTAGTGCGCGGCAAAGCCGCCGATCGTCGTCTCGCAGCACGACGAGACCAGAAGGCGGGGCGTGTTGCCGTCGATCGGCGCGCCGAGATACCAGCGCACGGATTCTTGCCGAAGCGCCGGTTCGTTCGATGGGGCCGGCAGGATCGATATGTTCAGCGCGCGGGCGACGATCTCCATATGGGCCAGCTCCCCGGCCACCCGATCGGCCCCGTAGAAGGCGGACGGATCGGCCCAAGCTTCCGCGATCGCGAAGCCAGGGAAGTCGGACAGAAGCACCTCGATAATTTTTTCGGCGAATCGTGAGGGGCCCGTGCCGGGATCGGAGCAGATTTCCCGCAACATGCGGAGCTGCCCGTTCGGCATGAACTGTCCGATCCCGCAGGCGGGCGAGCCGCCGGCATCGAGACCAATTCCGATCGGCAGCCCGCGCATGGGCTTGAGCACCTGGTCGGAGCGGTGCCGCGTGTCGTCATACTCGGGATAGACGGGCTTGCCGTCACGGGCATAGCCGAACTTCCCGTGGACCATGCGCCGTACCATGTCTTCCGTCTGTGTCGCTGCCTCCAGCTCGTAGGAGGATCGCGGCTTGCCGACGCGGTTTTCGGCATTGGGCGACAGGCCGGACGGCTGCTGGTACAGGTTGAAGCCGGGCTTTCTCTCGCTGTTTTTGACGCAGAACCGATAGGTCCAATTGCTGACATCGGGCGGGTTCATGTCGCCCCAGATCATGCGCGGCAGGATCGTGTCATTCTCGCCCACCGACAGGCCCATGGCGGCATATTGCGCGCGGGCGTCGCGCGAGATGCGCGTCAGCTCCGAATCGGCGATCTGTTGCACGGGCGGATAACGGCCCGTGCGCTGGAAGAAGAGGCCCGGCACCTTCTCGTCCAGCATGTCGCATTCGTTCATCCAGCCCATGGAAATCTCATAGCCCTTGATGAACTGTTCGACGTTGGCGTCCCCCACCGCGCCCGTCTCAAGCTGAAAATCCACCTTCACCCTGTCGGCCCCGCGAAGGGTCCACCATTGCAGATGGTGCTTGATCGGGCGGTCCTGACCGCCGGAATAGCTCACTGTCCAGAGATGGTTTTCGGGGAACGCCTCCTTCCACGAGGCCAGCGCCGTGCGCTCGAAGTCGCGATAGGTGTTGCGGATGCAGGCGATCTTCACCCGCACCACGCCGTCATTGCAGACGGGCATGTAGGTCGCGGCCAGAAGCGGCCCCTTCATCACGGACGCGACCGTCTTCCCCGACCCCGCCGGACCCATGATGATGTCGATCGGTCCCTTGGACTGGAGGAAGGCGGCGCCCACCGGCCCCGGCGGTCGATAGTGCTGGAGGTTGATACCCATGTCCCGATCCCGCTTGCGGTCGGGCACCCCCGACCCGCCGGACCCTAGCGGGTTTCGCGGACCCTCAAGTGCGCGGGCCGGAACGGCTGGTGTGTGTGAGAGCGCACACCCCTGGTAGGGAGGGCGCGCGCGGGTTTTGAAGCGCGGCCGGGCGCGCGCGGTTTGGCGGGCGCGGCCGGGGGCGGTATCGGGCGAGTGCGCGCGTTATATGTCGCGCGATCTATTGCCGCGAGCGTAATGCGTCGTCGTTGGTCCCATGATTTTCAATCATGTGCGATACGCCGATTTCGTCAGCGATCACAGCGACTTAGCCCATAGGGTGAGACACCACCACCGCGCGTCTCACCTGCCCCGTTCGGCTAAGCTATTGTTCTTCCTCGACTTCCGCGATCTCGCCCGTCAGCGAGAAGACGCCGTCCGCGACCGCCTGCGATGGCATCTCGCCAACCACCAAAACGCCCAGCGACCGTTCTTCGACATGGACCTCAACCGGCCGCTTGCTTTCCATGTACGGCATCAGCTCGACATTCGCCTTGACGATGAACCCCATCGCTTCGGCCTTCTCGCAGCCGAGTTCCCGCGCCAGTTCGTCCGGACTGGCATTCGCCAGGGCCGCGAGGTTCAAGGCCGGGTGCCGGAAGCCCATGGCGAGGATCGTGTCCCGCATCGCCGTGGTGCGCTTGTTGGCGGCTCCCTTCGGCCTCCCGCGCCCTTTGGCCTTCTCAAGGGTTTCCGCCACGTGCCTGACCGGCCCTGCGAACAGCGGGCCAGCGTCGCCGAAGAAATCGTCCTGCTCGGCCTCGATCGCCGCCGCCGGATCGCTCGGATTTTCCCGCGTGTGTGCCACTCACAGCCCCAATTCTGCCGCCAGATCAGCGAGTTGGTCTATTTGCCCTCTATTATATTCGCCTTGAGTGCGCCGGATCGCCTAATTGGCTTCTAATTGCCGATCTAATTGCGATTGGCCTGTACTATCAAATACATACCTACCGAAATTAGATAATTAGAAAATTAGATCGTCACATGTATGCACGCGCGCGCGCATGGATATACGCGCGGGCGCGCGAAGGAGCGTCTAATTTCTAATTTCACCCGCTAAGCTGCTGATTTCTTTCACCTATTGCAATTAGATCGGCAATTAGAAGCGTCTAATTGGTCTAATTGCGAGGGGCGTCCACCCGATCCCCGCTGGCGAGAGACCCCACCGTGTCATGGCCGCGCCCCTCTTAAGTGCCCGTAGCGTAGCGGACCGGATCGACCCATGTCGAGAGGGACGATCCGCGCGGGCTCCGCTTTCACCCCAGCAGGGCGAGGGACGAAAGGTATGGGCAGGCCAGTTAGTTCGCCTTCGCCGCCCGCGATGAGCGCCATTTATCCCAAAGGTGGCGGATGCCACGCCCAAGCATGTAGAGAACGCCGACGTAGACGACATCGAATGCAACTACGACCAACCATCCAGCCGTCGTCAGTTGAACAACCTCCAGTCCGTGCTCCATTCGCCAAGCCGAAGAACGCTGGTCGGAAAGCGCTGAAAGTCCGAGGGAAATACCGAGCGGAATAAGGCAGGACAGCCAGTGCAGACGCATTGCGCCGAATATGATCGCCAGCATGATTCGCTCCTACGTTGTGGAGCGTCGAGCCTTACCCGCCTTTTCGGCTGCGTCCAGCCAGCCAATCGCGCAGGATGATGCGCAGGGCTTCGGGCCTTGTGTCCGCAGGAATTTCGGCCATCGCAGCATCAAGGGCTGCAAGATCGTCAGCCTGCAAACGGACCTGAACGGGCGTACCGATACCCGTTGCTGGCCTTCCGCGCTTTTTTCTGGATGCAGGAATGCTTGACGACATGACTTACTGCAACCATAAAAGAACGAGCCGAACAAGAGCTTGCACCCTCTTGAACGGCTCTAACCCGAGCCATGGAGCTTACCCATGCCAGAGGCTGCGCCCTCTATAACCCGACGCGCCTTCATGCGCGAATCCGCCGTGCTGGCGAGCTTATCCGCCCTGCCCGCCCACGCGACCACCCCGGACGGTCTCCCCGATCTGATCGCCCGCCATCGCCTCGCAGAAGCCGCTTGGCTCGATCTGGACGCCGCCTATGGCGACCACCAAAGCCCACACCAGGAGCGCCACGTGCAGGCCGCCTATGCCACGCAGGCCAAGCATTTGACCGAGCTTCTAGCCTTCCGCCCACGCTCGATCGAGGATGCCCAACTTCGAACCGCCTATCTGGTCGATGGTCCCTGGTGCGGCAGCATCCCGACCTAGGCCGAGATCACTGCCCTGCTTCGATCCCTCCTGCCGGAGAACCATCAATGAGCGAGCTACCGGATGAGCCTTCCAACCCGGTTGAACCCGTCGTGTTCACACGGCGCGGCACCGTGTTCGCCAACAGCCGCGACGTGGCAAAATTCTTCGAGAAGGAGCACCGCCACGTCCTGCGCGACATCGACAATTTGATTGCTGAGATGTCAGAGGGGGGTCTGCTCAATTTTGAGCAGGGGGGTCTCCCCAATTCTGGGGAGGGGGGTATGCCCAATTTTGGGCATACCCCCTATGTCGATCCCCAGAACGGGCGCACCTACCGCTCCTTCGACATGGACCGCGACGGCTTCACCCTTCTCGCCATGGGCTTCACCGGGCCAAGAGCGCTTAAATGGAAGCTGCGCTACATCGCGGCCTTCAACGCCATGGAGGCCACGCTCAAGGCCGGCGCGCCGGCCCCAGGCGCCCTCACCTTCGAACAGAAGATGCGCTATCTCGAATTCATCCGCGACACGCTGACGGCCGATGACGTGCGCATGGCCGCGCGCGGTCTGGGCCTGCCTGTCGGATCAGGGGGCGGCGCGTCACCGCCCCTCGCTCTGCCGGCACACGAGATCGAGCCCGGCCCGACCGTCGAGGACGGCCGCCGATGCCTCGCCCTGCTATCGGGCTACGATCTGGCCGGCGAGACGATCGCCGAGCTGATCCGCGCGCAAGCGAAGGAGGACGTGAAGGCCATGCAGAAACTGCTCCAATTCGGAATTCATACGGATTGGGACGCGGAGACAAGGACGACGCTCGTCGCCATCTCGGCGCAAAATCAGCGCATTCACCGCATCTTCATGGCAACGCCCTGGAACCACGGTCTTTGGGACTTGGCTTTGTTGCAACTTCCCGGCGCTCGCGCCATCGAGATACCAGCCCGCAAGACGCAAAGGCGCGTCATCCGCACGAGACCCACGATCCTCCTGCCGATCGTCCTCTTTACCGCGTCTTAGCAAACAGAGATTGGAGTTGGCTTGGCCAGATCATTTAGCTGTGCCAACATCGCAAGCACCCACCTGCCGCGGAATCGAATCTATCATGCCGTCAACAAGCTTAAGTTACAGAGATGTCGGCGCAATACATCTCACTGATAAGGCATTAAAGAGCTTCGCGCGCACAGCAGAAGAATTCACCGGAGGAAAATGCGAATTTGAAATAACCTTTGCAGATAATTATACGATAAAAGATGAAAGTATCGATGCAATCATAGCCAGCGACCTTTTCAGAACGTCGCTAGCGAAGGGGTTTAAGGTTTCATCGATCAACAAAAAGGGTGAAGTATCTCATTACTTTACCCTTGAGGCCGAAGAGTTCGTTTCGGAGGGCCGAGTAACCGCCAGATTGACTGGAGAGCTTGCAGCACTTCGCTCAGCGAAGAGTGCCATAGAGGATGAAGTCATAACATCAAAGCCATGGTATAATATATTATATATAACAAGCATAAACGTTTGGCTTTTCCTTATATTGCCGATTATATCGCTTTTTATTGGAATTCCATTATTTTATTCACTAATCTCATATTTACCGCAAACAAAAAAGGATGTTGTCATAAGCGCACTATTCATAGCGCTATTCTCTGGATTCAATATTGCATCGTTGGCATTATATATAGGAAGCAAAATCAAAACATACCTGTGCCCACCGTTCTTGATTGAGATAGGAAAGGGCGAAACTTTAGCGAAGCATCAGAGCGATCTTCGGAAGCGCAGCCTCTTTTTTGTAGTCCCTACTGCGCTTACCGCAGTCTGGGCTTGGGTGCGAGCAACGTTTGGCGCTACATGAGCGCTGCTTTACATGGCCGTCAGCTCTCGGCCGTGTGCTTAGTGAACGCGTCCAGATCGATGAGCTGGCAATAGAGCGTCGAGCGATTGAGCGTCATGTTGTGCTCATTCTTCGGCCGCCTGAGAACCACGTGCTCCGGTCCCTGACGCAGGGCGGCGAACCACACGCCGCCGCGCCAGATGGTGTCGGCGTAGATCTTCTCCAGCGCCGGCCCCTTGCCGGGAATGGCGAGCGCGTAGCCCTCGCAGCATTTGCCGCGATCCTTCAGTCCCAGACCGGCCGCCTTGAGGCGGGATTGAGCCTCGCTGAAGACCAGGCCCACGTCGCGCTGTTGCAAGTCCTCGATCACGCCGCCGATCGTCGGCCGCTCGCCCGAACGCCAGGCGTCGATCGTAGACGCCAGCAGGTGCTCGATGCAGGCTTGCCAATTGTCCGTCTGCTCGGCGCGATCGTCGGCCGTCGCATCCGCGATCATCTCGCCGACGCGCGTCATCTCGGTTACGTCCAGCCCGGCCTCGCACATAGCCTCGTCGCCCAAGAGCATCTGCGCGGCCGCCAGAAGCGTCCCGTAAGTGTCTTGGGCGCGGGCGTCCAACCCGTTGTCGTGAAGCGCCCGCTTCCATTCGGGCAAGAGCTTCGTGTCGAAGTCCACGAATCCGTCCATCACCTGGCGCAGGATCATGCGGCCGTCATGCTCGAACATGTCGAGGCTCATGGCCTTCTTGTTCGCGTCGAGGCGGGACAGGTTCAGGATCGCCATGCGGCTCTTGTCCTGAACGCCGAGCGGCGGCGGGTTGATGGCCGAGAAGAGGAACGAGGATCGCGCCTGAAAATCGACGCCTTCATGGTCCGCACCGCCGCGATAGAGACGCGCGCCGGACGCCGCCAGGCGCGCCAGCTCGATGACGGCCGTCGCCTTGGTCGATCCCGGCTTGTTCTCCAGCTCGTCCACCGTAACGGGCAAGCTGTCCTGTTTGACGCGCTGATAGATGCCGGCGGCCGTCGTGTCGGCCGTGGCGTGAAGGCTCGTATCGAAGAGCCGCTGGATGATCCCGTGCAGGGTCGATTTGCCGACGCCGGCGCCGCCCGTGGTGAACACGATCGGCCGCCAGGCGAGCGCACCGCCCATATAGGCCGTGGCGAACCAGCCAAGAAACAGGATGGGGTCGATCGTCGGCCGCCCCCAGCTCCAGGTCTGCAATTGCTTGAGAAGCCGATGCGCCGGCGAGGTCGCGAGTGTGACGGGCTCGCCCCAAGGCACCTGCACTTCAGGCGCTTTGGTGTAGAGATGCCCCTCGCTCTCGCCCGGCTCCTCTTCGACCAGGGTGTTGCGATCGACGGTCCAGAGCGAGCCGCCGGAATGCCAGATGAAACGACCGCTCTTGTCCCGCCAGCCGCCTCGGCCGCGAACGCGGTCTTTCGGATCGAACAGGCCCTTCCTGTCGCCCTCGGCAATCAGGCAAGCAACGGCCTTGTCACGCTCCAGACGCTTGACCACCGCCGGCAACGGATCGCCGTTTTCGTCCTTGCCGGGGCTCGCCTTGGCCGGCCACGCCCAATAGGCGTAGTTGAGCCGCCGCCCGAACAAGCGGGCGAGCACGGGAAAGTCCCATTTCGTGATTTCCATGAGCTGGCCGGACACGGACACGCAGTACGTGACTTCGCCATTGTGGCCGAGCACCTTCACGGGGCAGTCGGGAGGCATGTTGTCCCAAGGTGCGCCATGCCACTCGCCAGCTTTGATACCCTTGCGGAGCGCATCCGGGCCAGGCTCAATTTCCGTCGTTCGACGGGCCAACGCGCGCTTGCTGTCACCATACGCGGCGCGGGTGTTCGACAGCCCCTTTTGGGAAACCTGCTTTGCCATGACTGCCTGGAACTCGGGACAAAAAAGGCGGCGCCACGCGAGACGGGAGACGCCGCCAAAGGTCCGGCCGGGGAGAAACGGCCGGAATGGAAGGGGGAGTTAGAAGCTCGGAGCGAACCGCTCGTCGGCGGTCTCCAGCGTCAGCTCGTCGGCCGACACGGCATAGACGGGCCGCTCTTCGACGGCCGCGTTCCGCGCGGCGTCCGAGGCCAGGAAGCGATCGAGCGTCACCAGCGTATCGCGAAACACCGTCCAGGCCGCCTGATCGACCAAGCCAAGATCGGACCAGGCGCGATCGAGCACGAGGTTCACGCCGCCGTCGCTCGACACATGTCCGTAAAGCGCCTCCGCCGGCGCGTCCGGCCAGGTGCGGACGAAGGGTACGGCGTCGCGCATGATGGCGATCACCTTGGCGGACTGGTCGCGGCCGGGCAAAATCCAGTCCGCATCGAGCGGAACGCCCTCCCCGATCCAGCGCCGGTTGACGCCATAGACCGAACAGGCAGCCTGATAGGCGGCGAGGATCGGCCAGGTCATGGACTTCAACGCCGCAAGCTGGTCGGCCGTCACGTTCAGAACGGCACTTCCATGCTCATCAGCATCCTGCGACGGTTCTCCCGCCGTGCCGCCAGCCGCCACATCTTCAGGGGGCTCGCTCCTGGCTGGCTCCTGCGTATCGCGCACCCCAGAAACATCGTCAGGTCCGGCCGAAGAGTTCGAACTCTCGGCGTCCGCTGCGCCAGCATCGTGGAACGTGGCATCCGCCGTCCTGTCCCGATCCGAAGCGGAAGGGTCAGCCGAAGCGGGAACCTCGGCATCCGCTTCCGTCGCGCCTTTGCTGTCGTCTTCCGCATCGCCCTGCCCGTCCTGCCCCTTCTCCGCCTTCACCGCGTCGATCTTTTCCTGAATCGTCTCGATGCCCCACCGGCCATCGACATCGATGCCGAGACCTTCGGCCTCCTTCACCAGGTCGGCCTTCGTCGCCTTCGCCATGCTCACTCCGTCATGCCGTCGTTGAAGTCCTTGCCGATCGCGGAGCGCATGACCTCCACGGGCTTTTCGTGACTGGCGATCTCCGCCAGCACCTGGTCGAGCTGCCGCTGTGCGGTGCGGCTCTTCCAATCGTTGTCGGCCGCGACGAACACAGCCGAGACGCAGGGCAACCAGACGGGCGCCTTGCCCATGTGCAGGAGCGAGCCGGCGGCCCAGACGCGCGCTTCGGGAATGCCGAGCGCCAGCGTCGTTCCGTCTTCGGTGCCTTCGCAAAGGACGAGCGGCCCCGCCTCGCTCGCCGTGTCGTGCGGCAGACCAGTCGGCCCGCAGCTCACCGCGATCACGCTGCCGGCAGCCTCGCCGAACATGAGCTTGGCCTCTTTCACCGGAGCCTTTCGCGGCTCCACGGGATCGAGGAAGGTGCAATGCACGGCCGTCACCACCCCGGTCGGCGAGCGAAAACCCGAGACGACAGCGGGAAACTTCGGGCCAGGCGCGACCTTGCAGAGCCTGCCCCCGCGCCGTTCCCAGGTGGCGCCGCGCCACCATTCGAGCGCCGGATGCACCCGGAACGTCACGCGATCGAGATTTTCGATCTGGTCGAGCGGGGTGCCGCGTCCTTCGGCGAAATAGCGACGGCCGAGCGCGGCCGCCGGCGTGTCGTCCAGGATCGATCCCGCGCCGTCCCAAAGCCGCAGCACAGCCTTGCGCTTCTCCAGCGCCTTGGCCTCGGCCGCCTTCGCCGCCTGCGCGCGCCGCGCCTCCTGCTCGGCGCGGAAGTCCACGCGCTGGCGCGCCGTCATGGCGCGCAGACCCAGAAACTCGCGCGCCCAATCCATCGCTTGGCGGAAGTCGAGCCGCTGCGTGTATTCAATCAGGCGGATCACATCGCCCTTGTCGCCCGAGCGGTAGTCCACCCATGCGCCGGCATCGCCATTGAGCGGCACCTTGAAGGTCGGGTCTTTCGGGTGGTCGATCGCGTCGCCCGTCACCGGATTATGCGCGACCCAGAAGCGGCCTTGCTGCCGGCCATCCGGCAGGAGGCGCGCGCAAAGCTCGCCGATCCGATCCTTCAGCGCCTGCTTGATCTCGTCGCGATCGCCGCGCATCACGCAGCCCTCGCGCGATCGGCGCCGATCGCCGTGCGCGCCTCGATGGCGCGGCCCGCGTCGTTGGGATCGACGGTCGCCAGCCGGCAAGCCTCGCAGCACTCGGCGCAGACATAGAATGTGCGGACGCAGCCCAGAGCCGGGGAATGTTCGGTCTGCGCCCGCACACGGGAGCCGGGTTCTACCGGTCCCAGGCAGATCACGCAGCGGTGCGGCGCTCGCGTGACCACCATCTTGTTTTGAAAAATCTCGACACCCTGGTCGCGATCGCCGCCGAACAGTTCGAAGGCGAGAATGTCGCGATCAAAGGCGTCGATCTGGACCGGGCGCGCCATCAAACTTCACCCCGCAGCAGCCGCTCCAGCTCGTCCATGTCGCGGTCGAGTTGCGGATCGTCGTGGCGGGCATCTTCCACCGCGCCCATGGCAAGGCTCACTGCCGCCGGCGTCACGCCGAGCGCGCGGGCGAGTTCCGATTGCGGAAGGTCGAGGCCCTGATTGACGAGCGCGATCGCGCGCTGCCGCAGCCGCGCCGCCCGCAGCCAGGCCGCGTCGGACGTGGCGCGCCGGGCGGGATCGTGGCGTAGCACGTCGCCAGTCGCGACGCCCTCGCGCGCGCAGATCAGCGCCAGCGCAGCGTGAAAGGTCGCCACGACCAGGCGGCTCATGTCATCGTGTGCCGACTGGATGCGGGTGAGCCGAGCAAGCGCGGTGCGCAGCTTGCCTAGCGTGACAGGTCGGGGTGAAGACTCGCCAGCGATCGCGCGTCGGTAGCCGCTTGCCGCCATCCCGGCAGTAGCCGCCAATTGCTCGATCGAAAGACCGGCCGCGATCCGTTTGGCTTCAATCGCGAACAGGGGCGAGGCTGCGTTCATTCAACACGCTCTTGCTTTGGAGAAATTCGCGGACGGCATCGACCGTCAGGGGCCGCTCGCCGGGCATCGTTTCGAGGAAGATGCGCCCGCCCGACCACCGCGCGTCGATGATGCCGACGCCCGCCACACGGCAGCGCCGCCATTCGGAATTCACCGTCTCGATCACATCGGCCATGAGCGCCTCCGGTTCGGAGAAGCGCCCCGACAGGCCATCGACCACGACGACGCAGAGAAGAGCCGGCGCATCGCTCATGCAGCCACCGCCTGGCAAAGCGCGATCAGCAGCAATCCGCCAAGCCCGCCCCAGAACAGAGCGAACACAGACCCTACAAGCGCCCGACCGCACAGCACCAAGGCGGCGATCGCGCTGGTGAGCATCGTCACGGCAAGAAGAGCGGCGAGCCAGAAGCCCCAGACCGGCAGGATCATGACGGCTCGAACTCCTCGGCCGCGACCGGATCGCGATCCGCGTTCACCGTCAGAACCCCGATCGGCTCGCCATCGGCGGCACGGTCCAGCTCGAAGCGAAACGGCACCAGCTCTTCAACCGGGCGGCCGAGATGCGCGGCCGCGCGCCGAAGCACGAGCCCGGCCAAGCCATCGAAACTGAAGACGAGCCGCTGGCTCACAAGGGCTCTCCCTTGTTCGTGGAGCCTGAGCCGTCCACGCTCACACGGTGTCCGACAGAGGAATCAGTGACGTGGAAGACAGCAGCAAGCGGATAGAGGCGCTGGAGGAGAGCCTTGAGAAAATGCGGGGGAAGCTGGACCTGATGCAGGGCAGCCTCTTCGCGTGCCAGTTCCTCCTCCTGCATGTGCGCGGCGGCTTCGACGCCACGCCAAAGGATTTGGAGGAAACACTGGCCATCCTTGCGGCGCAGGACGGCATCAACACGACACAGCTTTATGCCTTTGTCGAAGTCATCAAGCAGATCAAGGGACATGCCATGCTGAAGGAGATCGACTCGAGCGATCCTATCAACTGAGGATTCTGTGTCGCTCATCGCCTATCTCCCCGGTTTCGGATGCGGGCGGTCGAGCGTTCGATCGCTCTCCAGCTCCTGAATAAAAGATTCCTGCCGAGGGCGGTGGCGCGCCGCGATTGCGCGCGCAGCCAGTTCCCGGCGGATCGAAAGAGTGTCGGCATCCAGCGCCTCCGCATGGGCGTCCGCCTTCTCGGCGGCCTGGTCGAGCGCCAGCGCCACGGGCGCGGCCGCCTGGTCGAGCGCGTCGCAAGCCTGTTGCAGGAGACGCGCCCACTTGCCGGACACGTCGGTCATTTCATGAGCGCGCTTGTGCAGGCGTAGAAGATAGCTGGCCGGAACGCCGGTCAGCTTCTCCACGCGATGGCGCACCGCATCGTCCGTGTCGCCCGGCCCGCGATAGAGCGCCTTATGCAGGCGCGCCGCGTTCCGCTTGGCTTCGGCCACGGCCGGTTCGAGGGAGGGATCGAGCGCGATGATCACGGCGTCGGCCACGGACAGGAAGAGGCCGAGGGCGGACGCAATTCGGTCGGACATGCAGAAGTCTCCGCGTCAGATTGGGACACGGAAGACGGAGACCCGGACTGATGATCGGAAGCGGACAGGTAGAAGTCGGAAGCGGATACCTGTCCGCGCGTCGCCGAGATGATGCGCGCCATGATCTTCGGTCGCGGAATTCGCAGACCGTTTGCATATCGCGTCACGGAAGCTTGAGTGACGCCGATCTCAATGGCGAACACATCCTGCTTGATGCGGTTAGTTCGGAGATACTCAATCAGCGTCATGCGCCAACGAAATCCGAAATGGTATATGTCGTCAAGCCTCGAAAACCGATTTGGGTTATGAGACTGGAGCTAAAAATTATACCATTTCGGAATGAGCTATCTTCGTGACCTTCGCAAAGCGGCCGGCTTGCATCAGGCAGAACTCGCCGACCTCGCTGGAACAAGCCAAGCCCAAATCGGTCGCCTCGAAAAGGGCGAACGAAAACTGACGATCGAATGGGCGGAGAGAATTGCTCCGCATCTCAACACAACTGCAAGAAATCTCATGTTTCCACCCGACCTTGCACAACTAGCGCCAGTGGTTGGATTCGTGGGAGCAGGAATGGAAGTATTCTGGGAACGTGATGGCGAGCCCGAATTCGTTGTCGTTCCGCCCGGCATCACAGTACCCGTTGAGGTCGTAACGGTGCGCGGAGACAGCATGTACCCAATCTATCGAAACGGGGATCGCCTTATATTCGAGACGGTCGCTCGAAAGCTAGAAGACGTCGTCGGGAAAGAGTGTGTGGTGGAGCTCTCTGACGGTCGCAAGTTGGTTAAGACTTTGCGACAGGTCGGAAACGAGATCATTCTCGAAAGCTGGAACTCACCCCCGATAACCAATGTGGTTATTCGAATGGCCTATCCCATCCGCTGGATCGAGCGTTTTTAGAAAACCATATTGACGTATATTCCATTCCGGTATTTTCTCGTTGGGCATCCAACTGGAGAAACCGCATGACTATGGGTCTCAATCACCTAGAAGCGCTATGCACCTACAGCGTCACGAATTCGGCGCGCCAGAATCCAGTCAGGGGCGACGCGTGATGACCGTCGCACTTAACAAAATAGCGCCACTTTGCGCCGAGACCGCACTTAACAAAGTAGCGCCACTTTCGAACGATCTCACACTCGCGATCGAGGACATCGCATCGGCGATGGGCCTCACCGCGCGCGCCTTAATGCGCAAGCACAAGCGCCTATCCAAAGATCACGGTTTCCCGCCGCCACTACCCGGCGGCGTCTGGCGCTGGAGCCGCGCCGCGTTCGAGGCGTGGGTTCGGGCGAACGGTGTGCCGGCACAGGAAGACGAAGATCGAGTTGCCAACTCCGCGGCCAATGATCGGTCGTCGCGTCTTGTGAGCGAGCAGAACAAGAGCCTGCGCGCCCGCTATGGCGCGGCTTGATGAGGAACGCCTTCGAAGGAAGCCGGAAGCCATGAAGAAGCCGGGCGCTCCAAAGATCCCCAATGTCGCATGGCGCGACGGGCGCCCGCGCTTCGTGCCGGGCGAGCCGATCCGCAAGCTCGGCTTCAAGGGCGAGAGCCTGATCCATCCCGACGGGACATGGTTCACCGCCGGCGAGGCGCTGGACTGGTCGAACCGTAAGGCCGAAGAGATCGCGGCCAAACGCGCCGAACTGGTGAAAGCCGCGAACCGCAAGCGGCCGAAGGGGGCCAAGCCCCTTCGCCACGCGCCCGTCATCTATAGCCTCGCCGATCTGTTCGAGGACTGGAAGCGGTCGCCGCGCTGGGTCGGCGGCGAGGCGATCGGCAAACGGCAGGTGAAGCAGCTCGCCGAGAATACGCGCAACAACTACCGCTGGAAGATGGCCGTCATCGAGCAGCACGATCATGAGCTGTTCCATGCGGCCGTCGATGCGCTGGACGGAACGATCCTCTTCGGCCTCTACGAAGACCTATGGGCCGAGCGCGGCCTCTCGACCGCGCGTGGCTGCATCGCCACCATTTCCAGCGCCATCTCCTGGGGCATGAAGCGCGGCAAGGTCCGGCTCGCGACCAATCCCGCGCAAGACTTGGGAATGCAAATGCCCGAGATCGTGGTGCGCTTCGGCGAACGCGAAGAGATCGCCGCCCTCGTCGCGGCGGCCGACGCGATGGGTCGCCCCGAGATTGGCGACATGATCACGCTCGGCGTCTGGACCGGCCAACGCCAGAACGACCGCCTCGCCTTGGTCGAGGAAACCAGCGAACTCTCACGCGGCCGCCGCATGTTCCGCCAGCACAAGACGGGTGCCCTCGTCTCCGTCCTCGAATCGCCCGAGCTACGCGACCGCCTCGCCGCCGCGCGCCGCCGGCGCAAGAAAACCGGGATCGAGAACCCTCGCGTCATCATGGACGAACGCCAGTGGCTCCCATGGAACGACGATCACTACCGCCACACCTACGCCGAGGTTCGCGCCCTCGCCGCGGCGGGACTGAAGGTCGGCGAGACAGTGAGCGAGGCGCTGAAGCGAGGGACCGAGCCGAAGAGAAAGGGCCAGGTGGACAATACCGTCACGACGCTCTGGAAGCTGAAGCCCTGCCCGTCCGTGGTGACGCTCCACGATCGTCATTTCCGTGCGACGGCGGTCGTCTGGATGGCGCTCGGCGGTGCCACCATTCCAGAGATCATCAGCGTCACGGGCCACACTCCAGCGTCTGCAACAACTATTCTTCGCCATTACCTTGCTAGACATCCGGAAATGGCCGACGCTGCGATTGGCAAGATGATCGCTTGGTTCAAAACCGAGCATAATTGAAAATTGATACGCCAGTCGGAGCAACTAATGGGAACGAGCACACCGCACCATGATTCTGCTGCGGGCACATTTGAGGCTCTATATTCGCCGATAATGGAGGCTCTACATGACAAGCGCTACAAGATTGCCCAAATTGAGGATTCCGGCCATTTAATGACGTCTTACGGTCTACTTCACCAGAGATTAGCTCGCGACATCGAGAGAACGATAAATCTCTTGAAGGATTATGGGGATAAAAGATCAAAAGAAGATCACATGGAGGCACCTAGAGCAAACCCTTTAGATTTGCTTGACTCTTTTCAGAATTGCACGTACAGAGCAGCAGAATTATTTGAGTTTTACGAGAAGGATTTAATCCTCTACATGGGGATCAAGAAATCCGGTAGAAATCTGCCAGCCGTAGAAAATTTTCAAACAAAAATAAGGCAGTACTCAAAAATTTGGAAAATAATATGCAATAAGTGCAAACACAACCATTCTTTCCTTGTGCCGATTGAGGGGTATTATAGCTCCGGCGAAAGAGTTTTAGGTTTTACTCTTTTTACTAGGAAGGACGACCAAATAGGCCCCAACAAGACCCTACACAAAGAAGCCGATGTATTTTCTTACAATATGGTTCTAAGGTCATTGCTTGCAGATGTGATGGCCAGCGACATGGAATCAGCTGAATTGATCAGAGCTGTATCAGTTGAGAACGGCTCAGAGAAGCTAAAAACTGCCAGCAACGGCTTGCCTTATATAAGCGTCCTGAAAAAAATATATAAGCTACCTCGTCTCTCATTTCCAAGGGAATCGAATTGTCCATACAGAGACATTCAATTGGTTGATCAAGAGAAGGTAGGAATTTCACTTGTACCAACCGCCTTTCAAGGTCAGGCGCCCTGTCGATTACAGATAGTTTTGAATTTCTATGGAGAAAAAATCAAGTTTATACTACCTTATGGTACCGAAGTTGGCGATCTTGGTTTCAGCACCGATTCAGATAAGCCTAATCCATATTTCGTCCGTGTTGTTTTCAATGACCATTATGTGTTTTGAGGCGACAAAGCTGGGTGAGAGGGTGAAAGCTCACGTAGTTTAAAGCACTGAATTTGCTTTTCCCACCACAGATTCGTAATGATGGGGTCAGGTGTTCGAGTCACCTAAGCGGCACCAGCCTTTTCAAGGCTTTACGCTCTCCACCGCAGAACATCATGAGAACAGGTGAGAGGGTGAGAAATCTCACTTAAGCCTCTCACCTTTTGGCTCTCACCTCCGGGTCAGCGAGCGCCTTTCAGTCCCGATCAGAGATCCGCGCGGGACACCGCATTCACCGCCCCCACACTGACGGTCGGCGGCATCGCCATGTGCTTGCGCGCGAAGACGAAGTCGAGGTCCATGCCGGCCCCATGCAGGCCGAAGGCCAACGGGAGGTCATTCGTCAGCGGATTGTCGGTGTTGGCCGACACCTTGCCGAGCGAGACGCCGGCGTCGGACAGAACTTCCCAGTCCTTCGAATCGGACCGAAGCGTCGCGCGATAGCGATGATAGGCCCCCATCGTCGGGAGGCTTCCCAGCACCACGTCTTCCGAGCCCCAAGGCCAGCCGCCAGACGGGGCATAGGCGTTCTGATGGCGAACGTCCTTGCTGTTGGCTGAGACGAACAGGAAGTGCGCCGGCGGCGCGTTGGACGGGAACGGCCGATTGCCAGAAAGATGGATCGGCGACACCTCCGCATAGCCCGAATCATGGAAGGCCAGGAGCTTGGCCCGCGCTTCCACCACGATGTTGTCGCCCGGCTTATAGGCCGAGGTCATCATGAAGTAGTTGCCGGGGTTGCTGCTCTGCGTTTCCTCGAAGCGCAGCGCGCCGTTCTCGATGTGCTGGCGCGCCTGCCCCTGATAGTTCGGTGTCCACTTCGACGCGTCCCAGACCGTACCGAACTCGGCATAGCCGATGTTCTCGGTGCCGCCGAGGGCGTTGTACAGGAGGCGCATCACGCCATCGCCGATGTCATAGATGCAGGGGCGGTAGAGCTTCACCGCGTCCCAAGCGCCGGCGATGCGATCGAACATCAGATCGCTCGCCTTCAGCGCCCAGGTCACGCCGTCCGTGCTGGTCGTGCGACCCATGCGCGAGATGCCGTCCGCGTCGAAGGCGTTGTAAGCCATCTCGTAGGTGCCATCCGCCATGATGCGGATCGACATGCCGCCAAGGCCGCCGGCCATCCACGAGATCAAATCCTTGACGGCCGAGTGCATGACCAGCGGCTGGCTGCGGCGCGTGAACGGCCCGGCGAACGAGTCGGCCGTGGCAAGCAGCATGTTCCGGGGCTCGTTGGCGACGGCTTCGTTGCCCGAATAGTAGAGCTTGACCTTGCCGTCCTTTGGGTCGCCGAACCAGCACGGGCAGTCGATGCGCGAGCCTTCAGCCTCGGAGCCGTTCGGCGCGAGCAGGACACCCACCTTCGTCCAGGGGCCGAGCGGCTTGTCGGCGTCGGCCGTGGCGTAGAGGATTTTCCAGTTCGCCCCGTTGGTCCGCCCGGCATAGGCCATATGCAGCTTGCCGCCCTCTTCGAAGACGGATGGCTTGATGGCGAAGTGCATGTCGTCGGGACCACCTGCGGCGAGGATCGGGTCCGGCGACTTGTCCACCCAGGTCCGGCCGTCCCAGGACGCGGCGTCCTTGTCGGCTTCCATATAACCGATCCCGCCGCCATTGCCGTTGGCGCCGAAGTAGAAGGCGCCCCAGCGCGGACGCGACGAGGACGGTTTGATCACCATGGGATCGCCCGCGATATCGGCGCGCCAAGTCGTCGGTACGGCCTTCACGATCGGGTTCACCACGACTTCGCGCATCCAGCCCGGTGTTCCCTTGAAGTCGTCGCCGAACTCCATGGTCGTGTCGATGCGGGACTTTGCCGCCGCGTCGGTCTTGCCCGAGTAGAGATAGATCGTCTTGGTCTGGCCCGCAGGAAGGTTCGCCTTGACCCAGACGCGGGCGGTCTTGGCCGAAGCGTCGAACGTCTCGATCCAGTAAGGCAACGCCGTCGCGCGGTCGCTATCGAGGAAGCGCAGCCCATTGCCGGCGGCATCGACGCCAACAAAGTCGAAATTGTTGGCATCGAGAAGAACCAGGCTCTGATAGCCCGTCGCTGCCGCGCCCGCCGTGTTGGCGATCGTGACGGCGCGTTCCTGCGTCCAGTTGGTGGAAACGGGCACGCTCCCCCCTGCTGCACTGTTCTGCCGCACCTGCACGATGCCCGTTGCGGCGTTCGAGGCCTTCACGACCGAGGATACAATCATCTTCATGGACGACGGCGTATCGCGAACCGCACACACACAGTCGATCACATCGCCGACATTGAGGTCCGCATATTGGAGAGCGCCGTTGAAATAGCCATCGGCAGCGATCTCAGCCGCGCTGTCGCCGGTGGAATAGACATAGAAACTGGTCCGCTCGCGGTTGCCGCGATCGCTTGTCGCGACACGCGACAACGCATTCAGCTTGAACGCCATGGGTGGTCTACCTTGTTGGGAGTTGGGGGAGCTTCACGGGCCGACACGCGACTCGGAACTGTGGCCGGGTCAGTTGGCCGGCGTGCGAGGCGATGGCAGGCGACGGCTATCCATGCGCTCCAGAATTTCGCGCATGACGCGGATGTCGGAGGTCAGGCTATTCACCGTGCCTTCGAGCTTGCCGATCGCTTCCTTGGTCGAGGAAATGCTTTCGTCGGCGCGCGCGACGCGGAACGTCAGCTCGTCCAGGCGACGAAGCTGCGCGTCGATCCCGGCGAACCGCTGCTCGTTGCGACCGGCGAGTTCCGCCAGTTCGTTGGCTCGCTTGTCGTGAAAGGCCTCGTGCGCGGCCTTGAACTCTTCCAGCCGCTCTATTTTGTAGCCTGTGGTGAAGAAGGTCGAGGCGGCCGCAAAAGCCACCGCCCCGACCGCGATCACCGTCTGTACGTTCCAGTTCTGTGTGAGCCAGCTCACGACGCCGGTTCTCCTGCCTGCCTGCTTGTTGAGGGGTTCGGCGTCGTAGAGGGCCATGGCGTCACCTCATGCCGCAGCCTGGTCGAGATCGAGCACGGCCGAGAGGGTCGAGCGGCGATGCTGGGCGTAGACGCCCCAGGCCATGCCGCCGATCGCGACGGCCGAGCCGGCGAGTGTCAGGCCGAAGAGGACGTGATCGACCAGACCGGACAGGCCGGCAAAGGGAAGCACCTGCTGGCGGGCGGCCTCGATCGCGACGGCGAGGCCGCCGCCGGCGGCGCCGATCGTCGGCGTCGCGATCGGCGCGGGCGGAAGCGCCGCGTCGGCGACGACCGCCTTCGCTTCCATGCCGGGCACATAGGACAGGTTCGCGTCGGCCGGGACCGAGCCGTCCGCCCAATCCTGCCCGGCGTCGCCCACCTGATCGACACGAGCGCGCCAGCCTTTGCCGAACGTGGCATAGGTCTTCAGCGCCTTCAGGAAGGCTAGGCGAAGGTCGCAGATGCGCGCGATCAGCGCGTCCACGTCGCTGATCTTCTCCACGGCCGCAAGCGTCCCGTTGCCGGGAATGCCGTCGATCTTTCCGAGGTAGAGGCCGAGCGCCTGAAGCGCGCGCTGGAGCCACTTCACCGATTGCGCGGGGCCGGAATGCACCGCGCCGTCGAACACGACATAGTCGAGCCCGATCGGGAGCTGATCGAAACAGACGGCGCGGCCGTACTGATCGGCGTAGATCGTCTCCAGCTCGGCCGTCGAGATCAAGCGGACGGAGACCTTCGGCAGTCCGGAGCGCTCGCGGAAGGCGTCATAGACGCGCTGCGTCACGCCCTTCATCGTCGCCCCGCCGGGGTCTTTGGGATGGTTGGCGTAGCCGCCCTCGTGCACGAGGATGCGGGCGAGAGCGGGGCTGTAATTGGCTGCGACCATGGCGACGGCTCCAGTGCGGGAGCCGTCAGAGTAAGGGGGCTGTCAGCCCCTCAAGTGCGGCCTCAGCCGATCTTGCGAACGTGCAGCAAATTGCGGGAACCAGATTCGGTCGAGGTCGCGACATTGCCGGGGTTCACGGTGAACTGCATCGTGTCGCCGGCATTCATCCAGCGCACCAGCGAAAGGTTCATGCGGCCGGGCGATCCGCCGTTACGCCAGCATTCCGTGATCGCCGCCGTCTCGTTGCCATTGTACTTGGCGAACAGGAAGGACTTCGTATCCGCACCGGGATTGGAGTTCAGATTGATCGAGGCGGCAAACATGTAGACGCCAGCCTCTGGAGCCCGCCAGATGCCATCGGCCATGCTGTTGCCGGGATTGTCCTGCTGGACGATGGAGCCCCAGAGGATTAACCGTTCCGTGTCGGCAGAGAGCGAGACGCCGCCGGCATGGGAGAACGTGCCGCCCCGAGGCGTTCCCCTCGCTGATGGGTACAGGGACTTTCCGCTGTTGTTGATGATCGGGGTGTTGACCTGCTGGAACACCTGATCGGCTTCGTTGAGCACGACATTCTGGGCGTCGGCTGCGATGAGGTAGCCCGTCTGGAAGCCGGCCAACAGGTTGCGGCCGATGCTGAGGCGCCGGATCGCCATCTCGCCGAGCTTGTCCTCGATATACATGGCAGTGTTACCGCCGTTGCCGCGAAGGACGTTGTGGCTGATGTCGGTTTCCCCGACGCTGTTCAGGCTGACGCCGACGCTGGTGTCGCTCGCCTGAATGAAAAACAGGTTCCCCTGAATGAGGCTATGATGAACCCGCGCCAGAGCGACGCAGCACCGGCGCGCGTTGATATGGCTGTTGACGAGGCCGAGATGGCTTTCGGCCGTCGCGGACGCATCCCAATAGACGCCGTAGTCGGTGGCGACGAAGACAGCGTTGTTGATCTGGATGCCTTCGACATAGGAGCCGGCCTGCACGGCCGCCGCGCCATAGGTCACCCCGCAATTGTTCAGAAGATGCTCGACGGGATCGCGGCCCGATCCGGACGAGCGGATCGAAAAGCCGGTTCCCTTGCTGGGATCGGCGACGGCGTTGAAGACCTGCACCGTGTCGAAGCGAGACAAGCTGACATCGAGAAGATCGATGGCCGTGGTCCAATAGGTGTCGGCTGCGTCGCCGCGCAGGCGGACATTCTCGAATGTCGTCGGCTCCATCGGTCGCCCGCCTACGGTGCGGCCGTTGATGCTGAAGGCGACACCACCGCTGGGCTGCGTCGTCACGAGGCTTAGATCGCTCAGATGGGCGACGCCTGCCATTCCGTCGAACCACCAACCATCGTCGGGATAGGTCAGGTGAACGCCCCCATCCGCCTTTGTGAAGACGAGCCGCGTCACGTCGGGACCGGCGCCGCTCAGCCTGACGCCGCCCTTCTGAAGCGTCTTGTCCACCTTGCTGTCGAGATGCCAGGTGCCCGCAGGAATGACGATCTCGCCGCCCCCGCTGGCGCTGGCCGTGTCGATCGCCGCGCGCAAGGCGCTCGCGTTCTCCGATGCAGACGACTTGGTCGCGGGAACCGCGCCGTAGCGCGTCACCTGAAGATGCTCGACACCGGCGCGCACCCAACAGCCAAGACCGGCACTGACGGTAGAAGACGCCACATACTGCGCTTGTCGCGGGTCCGCCGCGACGCGGGCGGCATAATCGCCCTCGCGCCACAGCCACATGCCTTCCCGCCCCGCCTCGGCAAGATAAAGGGCGATGCCGCTGCCCGTGGGGCTCCCAGCCAGATCGGAGCGTGTCGCGACCGTCACCGCCCCGCCGCCACCCAAATCGGGAAGGAGGGCCTTGGACAACTTTCCGTTGGCGCCAAGCCCCACATAGCCGTTGGCTCTGTTCTTGTTCGCAATCTGTTCGCTAGCCTCAAGGGCTTCCTTCAGACCGGCAATGTCCGAAATTCCGAGGTCTCCCCCCGACGAGCCGCCGCCGAAATGGTCGCCCGACAGCGCCCGATCAGCATCGCGCCGCAGTTCCTGCAACACCGTACCGATCGCCGTCAGCTCGCGCTCCAGGGCATTGCCGACGACCACGCCACCGCGCAAAACGTCGATGGCGCGCTCATGCAAGCGCCGCCCTTGCAGCACAGCCTTGTCGCCATTTCGAAGCGCTGCGGCGAAGGTCGCGGTGAAATAATCGAAGGGCTGACCAGCGACCTTCTGGATGGTGACGGCCTCGGGCGCATAGGCTTTGCCCGCGCGGCTCACCTCGGCGATCACGTCCTCTGCATCCCAGATGCGAAAGGCGAAAGGCCCATAGGTCGATCGCCCGTCACCGGCGATCGGGGCAGTCTCGCGCGTTTGGCGGGGCAGCGGATAGGGATTGGTCATGGCGGGGCTCCGAAGCGACCCCGCCAGAATGGTTGCTACGAACGCCCCTTAACTGCCCGCCGAACCCGAAGCGATCCGCGCGCACGACGGTTAAGCCTCTTGCCTTCTCACATGCGTATGTCACCGTCACACACGATCTCGGCTTTGGAGATTGCCGCGCCTGTGACCACAACCATCACCATCCGAATTGACGAAACCGTCAAAAAGAATGCGTCCGAAGCTCTGGAGGCGATGGGCCTGACCTTATCCAACGCGGTGAACATCTTCCTGACCCGCGTGGCGCATGAGCGCGCGATCCCGTTCGACATTCGCGTTCCCAATGCGGTGACCCGCGCGGCGATGGCAGAGGCGGACGAGATCGCATCGCGTCACTCACGCGGCGGGGAACGCGGATGACAATCGATGTCATTCCATTCGGGCACCGGAAATTTTTGGTCCAGCTCTTCAAAGTGGCCAACATCCCAGACCGCATTCAGTTTGGCCGATATTATGAGGCCGTCTGCGAAATCGTTTCGGCAGACGGAAGGACGACTTTGGAAGAGTGCGTTGCCCATAGACCCAGCGACAGGCTGAACGTCGTAGGAGGTCGCACCACTGACTGGTTGGTCCTGCTGGTCAAAACTGATCTGGCCCTTTCGCAATTTTCCGGCATCGATATTCGAGTCGTCCAATACCGATCGGAAGTCAGCGAGCAGCAGGCGGCGCTCGATTATCAATGCGTGCCCTAAGCGACCTCTTCGCTGTCTTTTGCTGCGGATCACGCCCGGATGGGCTATATCGCCGACATGAGCCTGATCGCCAACGAACGAACCAAACTAACGGCCAACTGGCTGAACGCGATGGCCTCCGGTATCATCGTGACGGGAGCCATTGCGCCGGCCATAGCGGCCGTGTTGGGGGTGACCAGCGTTGCAGGCTGGATCATCGCGCTGTCTTCCTGCGTTTGGCTTTTCTCTGGTCTGGCATTACATTTCGTAGCAAGACGCATTTTGGGAAGGCTTGAGCCATGACGCTCTTCGAATTCTTCGCCCTCTTCGCCATGCCCGCCATCGTCTTCGGCCTTGGCTATGGCGTGTATCGCGTGACGAATCACACCGCTCATCGGTAACCCCGATCTAGTCCTTTGGCTCGGGCGGCGCGGCAATACGCGGCCCGCGCGACGGCAAAGCCTGACCAGGCGCCCACCAATATTCCTGACCAGTCCGCCCTTTCAGGCCACTCGCCTTCGACTTGAAGCTCTTGTCCGCCACGGGATCGGTGAGCCACTGGAGCTGATCAAGGAAGAGCCGACGATAGGCTCCGCGTGTCGCCCAGTTCGATGCGAGAACAGGCGTATAGCGTCCCGCGAAGTCCACCGCTTTGCGCCCTGGATTGACCTTCTGGCCCGTCGCCGCCTGGACAGGCAGGCCCACGGCAAGCCCGGCCGCGTCCGATAGGAAGCTCCAGCCAGGCCCGAGCACGGTATCAGCGACGCCACCGCCGAAGCGGTTCGAAGACGAGTTGATGAAGTCGCCGAAGAGGCCGAAGCCGCCGCCCGTCATCGTGGCTTTGAACCAGAAGCTCGGCGTGGTCATGTCTTCCATGTCCTTGCCGTCGAGCATCGCACGAATTTGCGTCGCCATGGCGCCGCCCAACGTCAGCGATATGAGCATGGCCGCCGCATAGCCCGCCGCCGCTTGCTTGCCGCCCGTCTGCATGGCGGTGATCCGCTGCAAGGCTTCGAGCTGGAGCGTCGTGAATGACAGGCCGAAACTCTTGAACTGAAGCGCGAAGTTGGCGAACTCGCCGAGGAACGTGCCGCGCGTGACGCCGCCGGTCACGAAGGATCGGGCGTTCGGTGTCCCGCCCGGAGCCGATCGTTCCGACCAGGCGGCCGTCAGCTCGGCCAGCTTCTCGGCGACTTCACGATGACGCAGCGCCTTTTGCTCCGCCGCCAGTTCGGCGTCCACCAGCGGGCCGTCTGGTCCCGGCTGGAGATAGCGGACCTCGCCGCCGCCGTTCGCGATCGACATGGGCGTGACGAAGCCGGCGGGATCGACGCTGGCGCGCATGATCTCCCAATCCGCCGCGTCGATGCCGAAGCCTTCCATAGTGACGCGCAGGCGCTCGGGCAGCGCCGCGAAGTCCGACGAGGCATGATCGGCAAGGGTCGCCTGCCAGGCGCGCGCCTCCACCAGCTTCCGACCCGTGGTCAGCGGCTTTAGACCGCTCAGCATCATCGAGCGATCCACCAGATATTGCGACCAGGTGTGGCCAAGCATCGGGCCGACATAGCGCGCTTCGCCCTCGATGGTGTGAAGATAATCGTCCCATAAGACGCCGGCGCGCTGGATTTCTTCCCGGTTCGATGCCTTCAGCATCTGAAGCATGGAGCCCATGTCCTTCAGGATCGGGAGGCCCGCGAGGCGGCGAGCCGCCTGTGCAAGGAACGGATCGGTCAGAGCGGCCGTGACGCCGGCGCCGCCCAGGAGCGCCGCGTTCATCAGGTTCTTGACGGTGCCGGTCGCCGTCGCAATGCCGCTCGCCGCCGACGACGCGCCGCGAAGGTCGCTCCAGAGGGCACGGACGCGCCATTCAGCGAAGGCACCCGGTTCCAAGCCGCGCGCCCATTTCGCTCGATCGCCGGCGAGCCGCGCCATCGATACGCGACCTAGATCGCCCTTGGCGATCTCGACGCGAATGTTCTGCGTCATCCATTGGACCATCGCGCTCGGATTCGGGCCGAGGACTTCGAGCGCGGCGATGTCGCTCGACATGCCGTTGATGTGGCGGAAGATCGCCTGCACAGGATCGCCGTTCCCGAAGGTCTGGTTATAGGTCATCCAGTCATCGGCCGACTTGAACGTCAGGAAGCGATGGTCCTGCCGCTGCGTGGCGAGCGAGCCGGCACCCATGGACTTCATCTGTGGCGCATGGTGCGCCCATCCACTCGTCATGATGCTGTCGAAGACGTGGTCGAGCGCTTTATCGAGACCGGCGACACCGACCGGCTCGGCCGTCAGTGGGTGCAACATGCGGTCGGGATCGACCAGCGGCCGGATGAACTTCTTCCACTCTTCGCGCCCTGCCTGACGGATGGCGAGGGCGTTATGCGAGTGCGGCAAGCCGAAGCCGTCCAGCTTCGGGATCGCGCCGCCGGCAGCATTGAAGCGATTTCGTAGATCCTCGAACACGCCGGCGATGTCAGATGCAAAACGCGCGGCCGTCGCGTCGCCCGCCGCCTCGCCGTGCAGCTCGCGGACGATGTCGCGCACGAGGCCGGCGCTCGCCGATCGGCGTCCGGTGACAAGGCTGCGGCTGGTCGCCGTCATCACGTCCGTCAGCTTGCCATGCGCCATGGACAGGATCGCTTCCGTCCGGCCGCGCACACTCTCGCCGCCGGCATAGCCATAGTGCGACAGGACTTGCACGGCCGCCTCATACACGTCCGCCCGCCCCTGTTCGTCGCGATAGCCGAGGATGCGATCCTTCAGCCGCACCCGCGCCTTTTCCGTCAGCACGGCGCGCCGCTTCTTTTCGATCGCCTGCGCGCGTAGCTCGCGCGCCAACTCATCCTTCGCCGCCTGAGCCGCCGCGTCGTCGCCGAGCTGGAGACGCTTCTGGGCGAACTTGCCATCGAAGTCGCGCAGGAGGCTATCAGCCTCATCGCGCGTCATCTCGCCGGTCTCCACATACCCGCTCAAACAATCTTGGAATGCCATATCAAACTCCGCAGAAGGTGACGGCGTCGGAGAGGTATCCGTCGCGTTCGGCTTGGCTCAACAGCTCGCGGCCGGTGGTGTATCGTGTTGCGCCTTCCGCATCGGTCCCGTTCGGGATCGCATCCCAAAGCGAGACCTGCCCTTCCGCCTCTGCTGCCTGGAACAGGCTCGGCTCTTCCGGCATAGCACCCGCCGCCGCCTCGGCCTCGCGTGTGGCCGGCTCGGCGACGCGCGCGGGCGCGAGCTGCGGCGTCGGCGCTTCGAGAAGCGCCGGCAGTCCGTCGCGCTCGATGGCGCGTTGAACGTCCGCGATGAAGGCCCTCGCCTCGCGGGTCGCATTGGAACCCCCCGCAAATCGCCGTGCAGCCTCCGTGAGCGCGTCCGAGACCGGGCCGCGTGTTCGGGCCATCCGTTCGATGATCGCGCCCACGGTGTCCGCTGTGACCGCACGAACGGCATTCCCTTCGAGGTCGAGCGCGTTGCCCGCCTCTTGGATCACATCGGCACGATCGCCGAGCATCGCGAACAGCCGCTTGTCCTGCCGCAACACCTTCACGGCCGCGTCGAGCACCTTCACGCGCTCGCCCAGGAGCGACTTCGCCAGGTCGAACGAGCCGAACATATCGGTCTGCGTTTCGTGCCGGACGCCGCTCGCCATGATTTCCTCGATCAGGGAGCGCGCGACGCGGTCGGTTTCCGGATCGAACTTGGCGAGATCGGCGATCGCCGCCGCGTGCATCGCGGGATCGGGCACCAGCTCGCCGATCAGCGCGGCATGGTTCTGATCGATCACGCCGTTGACGGCCATGCCCCAGGCGTCGTCGGACAGCCGGGCCAGTGCCGTCGCCTTGCGCATCATGGCGCCCGACATCGGCAAGCCATCGTCCAGAAGGTCGGGTCTATCGCGCATCACGCGCGCCGCGTCGATCGCCTCGCCCGATCCTTCCTGCATGTTCTTCTTGGCCGCCAGCGCCCGCACGTCTTCGGCCGTCCAGCCGTCCGCCTCGCGGAACAGATAGCCGTCGAGCCGGACATTGGCGTCGCCCTCGCCTTGCAGACGTTTAGCGAGGCCGAGGCGCTGGTGTCCGTCCGCGACGAAGCGTTGCCCGTCCTTGCGCTCATGCACCATGACCTTGCCCGACGCGGTCGCGTCCCAGCGCTTCACCCCGCGCAGGCGATCGGTTACGCCGGCCTCGTCGCCGCCGCCCTTGTACTGGTAGGCGACGGCGTCGGTATCGAGGGATCGCGGGTCGAACCGCTCGAAGGCCACCGGCCTGCCCTGCACTTCCACCCGTTCGGCCGATGGCGCAGCTTCCGACAGGACGATGTTTTCCGAAGGATCGCGCGGGGCTTTGATGACCGGCCCCGCCGGCATGGGCTCGCCGCGCTCGATCGCGCGCGTCGCGGCATTGCGCATCGCGCCGGCCTCGTCGTCGGTGAGGCCGGGCAGCGAGCCGAAGGCCGCATCGTCGAGCGTGTGCTGATCCGCCGCGACGCGCGCGGTGCGCAGCTCGGCCGGGTCGAGATCGACGCCGAGGCGGCGCGCCACATCCTCGAAATCGCCGGCCTTGGCCTCGCCCGTCGCCAGCCGCTCGATCGCCTCGATGCCGGCACGATCCGTCACCTTGAGCGCCGCCGCTACCTCACGGCCGCCCTGGACGAGACCACCGAACGCGCCGCCGAAGAGACCGGCCAAGCCGACCTGCTTCAGTGCCGGCACGATCCCGCTTTCAAGACCGTTCTCGGCGCGCCATTGCTGCGCCCGGCTTTGAACGGCCGCTTCCACACCGCCATTGATGACAGCTTCCGTCAGCACGGTTTGACCGATGCGGCCGACGACGCCCTTCGCCACGCCGGCACCACCGCCCAGAAACAGGGTCGCGACCTGGAGCGGATCGCGCAGGGAGCCCCGCGCGGCGCCGACGAATGTCGCCGCAAGGCGCGACACGCCAGACAGGTCTTCCGCCGCTTTCGCCGCGTTCTTCTGGCGCTGTTCCGCCCCTGTCACGACCAGGCGCGTTTCGGCATCGAAGTCGGGATCGAAGAGCTGCGCCTGGTCGGGACGCTGTTGGCTCAGCTCGGCGAGCTTGGCGCGGAAGTCCGCCATCTCGCGATCGGCCGCATCGCGGAGCGTCGCGCGGCCACCCAACACATCAGGACCAGCACCGAAATCCGCGACCACGGACCCTTTGCGCAGCTCCATGGGGTTGCGGAGCTGGACACCCGTCACCTCATGGATGCGTGCGATCCGCCGGCGATAAGCTTCGATCTGCGCGTCTTCCCGCGCGAACGTGTTGTCGGCGAAGCGTTGGGCCTCGTCGTTCGCCGAATAGAGTTCGACCATCCGATCGCGCGTCTCGTCGTTCCAGAGATCGCCGATCAGGTTGGCTTCCTGCCGCATTAGCATGACGCCAGGCAGGTATTCGAGAGGGCCGAGGCCACCCTCGGACGGGCTGGCGAACGTGACTTTCTTGCCGGTGGATTCGTAGTCGGGCGCGAAATCGAAGAGGCTCATCGGAACGCCCCCGGCACACGAGCCTCAAGGAGCGGGCGCATCGCCTCGATCGCGAGCACAAAAGGGCGACCATCCGAACCGCTGATCCATTGCGGATCATCCGATGTCGGATCGCCGATTGCGAACTGATACCCGCCTTTGACCGCCACGGGTTTGGCCGCCTTCAGGTCGGCCGCGCTGTAGGGCTTCCCGTTCTCCCGAACCGCCGGCGCGGAGAAGAACGGCTTACCAACCCGCGAACGCTCGCCGTCCTTTGGCAAGAGATCGCTGTCGCGGATCGCGTCAATCACATCGTCAAACCGATCCACGCGGATCGAGGGCGGCACGACGACCTCCGGATGATCGGCGAACATGCCCCAGGCACCGCCACGGGAAACCTTGGTGATGCCCCCATACTGCACGTCGCCCTCGAAGACCGCGCCGGACGCTTCCTGCAAGGCGCGCTCGAACACGGGAACGGCTGCGTCGCTCTTGGGATCGATGCCGGTTTTCTCCAGACGGGTTTTAGCGATCGCTTCAGCCGTTGCGATCGCGCGCGTTCCGAAGGCGGGCGCGCCGGCATAGGCCCCGCCGAACGTCTGCTGAACGACGAATGCCCGCCGCTTGTCATCAAGGATGGCAGGGCGTGCTTTCCCATCAGCGCCTTTGCCATAGCCTTCGATCACGTCAGCGGCGGCCTTAGGCGATCCGCCGCCGGCGAGGATGATGCCGGCTTGCGCCACAGCGGGGGCGTTGTCGTGAAGCTCGCTCAGAACGGCACCCACGCGCGGCCCCGCACCACGCACGATGCCGGCTGCGAGCGTCGCCGCGCTGGCGGGGTTTTGCTCGACCATAGCGCGGATCGCGTCGGCCTCACCGGGCTTGAGATATTTGGGCGTCACTCCGAAATGTTCGGCCGCCAGCTCGGCGCGCTCGACGCGCAGCTTCACGCGCCCGCTCAAGTCGTCGGCGGATTGCGCATCCATGAGCGAGCCCTCTTCGGGCGGCAAGAGACCCTTGCGCTCAGCGAGCCCGACCGGGTTTTCCTTCGCCTGCGACTTCATCCGCTCCAGCTCGGCGCGCGCGAAATCCGCCGTGCCGTTCGACACGGCCGAGGCGTCGCGCTCCAGGCCGAGCACATAGGTTTCGGCCTCGCTCAAGGGCTTGTCGCGGAGGATGCGCGCGGCGCTGACCTTCTCCATGGTTTCATTGACGATGGCCGCGCC